CAATTGCAATTACCCGAGCCACGTGTAGTGGAGAAAGTAGTAGAAAAGATTGTGGAGAAAGAAACCGACCACTACACCGACCTACAGAAGAAAGCAGCAGCGTGGGTGGCAGGGTTAGACACAAGCGAAGACTCTTCATATCCTTTGATTTTGGACTACTTTTTAAAGAATATAACCGATATAGGTAGTTTGACGGCAATCTTTCAGGGTGGGTATATGAACGGTGCAAATGAAACAGACCCAGACTTTAACGAAAAGTTAGAACTTGCAAAGGTTTGCTTCAGTACCCCTTATTTAACAACTACGGGAACAAGCTGCTTTGAGGGTATGAATGCTCCACATTTAGACTTAGATTTATTTTCTATGGGACAATGCGATATATCAAATTCATTTAATGATACCATAGTAAACACTTTAACTATAACTGCGCAAGGATATTTTGCTGGATATATATCTTACAACAATCAAGATGAGATTCTCCAAAACGTAAGTAAATTATTCGTAGGTTGCGTTGCTAAAAAAGTAAGAATTACCAAGAGTACCATATCAAACAAAAATGTTTACTATTATTTAGCAACTATTAAAGATAGCAAGGTGGAGTGTTTTGAGTTCGAGGAAAATAATAAAGAACACGCCTTAGATATTAACATCGTTGCTGAAAAGATACTACCCGATGTATCGCAAGATGAGCATAAACCGAATTTGATATTTAGGAATGTAGTTGGCACAGTAGACGAAGAGTTAAAGCAGAAGATACTTGCCAAAGGCTATCCATCGGTAGAGTTTTACGAGGGAGAGAATAAGGTGTTGTAATGTAAATGAGGGTGTGTCAAAACTCGTTTTCAGCTAAAGACAGCTATCATTTTGTAAAGAATAACCGTTACCAAAGAGTTAATAACTCAATGATAACGGTTACTTTAATATTTATGAGGGAGTGAAACTGTTAATATGAAAGGAAGCTTTTCTGAATTCTTAGTTTTGACACACCCTCATTTTAAAATATATACAATTAAAAAGGACTTTGCGAACGTCGCACACGTCCACTCCGCCTGTTTATAGTAGCCGTAATCTTGTCTGTTATATCTTCCAACCTTTGCGCCCACAGCACTTTGTATTCAGGCATTGTAATACCTATCCAATCACTTAGCACGCTACAAACCAAATATTCGTGTATAAGATGAACCAAATATTCTAAAGACGTGCGAGAGAACGTTGTAGGCACTTTCATATCTATAATGTAGTTCTTAGGGTCTGCAAATGCATCGTCCAAATGCTCACCGCCTACAATATCTGTGTGTGTATAAGCATACAGCAGCTCTATGCACTCCTGATGAGCCAATCGCAGAACACGTAATACCCTATCCAAGTTTTCGTCCTGCACAATATCCTTAAGCTCTTGCTTTGCGTTTGTATTGTCCGAAGCAGATACTTCGCTTTGGACCCAGCTATTGTTACTTATATCGTGCAACAACTCATCACGCTTAAACAGCAGGCTTACTTGCAACTGTTCTCTGTCGCTTGCCAACTTTGTAAACTGACAATACCCACCATCACATTTTAATTCCATATATTAACCTCCTTTATATTAAAACCTTGTGCCACGTGTATGGCGAGTGCGTTTGCTCATAGCCTCGTAAATCTGTGGCAACAGACCCTCCGCCATCTTGTAATAGGCATTTGCTTCGTCCGCATTTGTCTTTAGATACCAATTACCAATAGCATAATTCACAATATAGTCGTGCAAACCAGCTGAAATGAAGTCTATAGAAGACACACTAAAGTTATATGGCATACTAAAAACAAATACATATCCTTTGTCTACAGAACGCTTAATATCGTTCTTAAGGACGTTGTTTATTTCCTCCACTTCCTCATAGTTATATATATACTTGCCTAAATGAGTGCGTAGCTTTGCAATAGCACTCTGTATGCTTCTATACAGTTCGTTCTCACATTCCTCCGAACTATCTGTGGTTGCATCGGCTGCTTCCTCATACTTGTCGCCACTCATAGCCGTACGATTTGCAAGATATGTCTTTGTGGCTATGTCGTAGAACAGCTCGCCAATCTTTATTGTAATTTTAATTTCTGTCTTTGCCATATTCTTTGTTATTCAAAATTAGCTTTTGTAGGTGCAAACTTCATACACAGCTTGCGTCTTATGCCCTTTATAAAGTCATTGTAGTTTGCAAAGTAATATTCGCAACGTTCCTTGTCTGTCAATTCAAACCACTTGCACAGAATGAAATTCACAAAACAACTAAACAAATCCTTTTGCAATACTGTCTTCCTTTGTGCTACATCACTCAAAGGCTGTATTATAAATGTGGCATCGTTACTTTTATCGTTTGACACAATATCCTTTATAAAGCGTTGCAACTCACCAGCCACCTTTCCACAACAGTCCTCCCAATACCTATCCAATAGTTCATTATCGCTATCCGTAATAGCTATGCGAGTATAAGTATCCGCTTGTCTGTCCTGCTCTTTAAAGCTCTTTGCGCCAACGTAGCCACTAATCCTCGCCACTTCGTTGTAAACGTCTTTCCTCTTTATATCTAATTCAATATTTGTTATCATACCTGCAAACTTAATTATAATACCTTTTAATCATTAGTTATTCATTAACGCAACTGATTATTAAACCTGCCACGCAACGATACACTTGCATTGCTCAAACTTTGCGACGTTGTAAGGCTGCCAAAGCCTACAATGCGAAAGTATTTGTAAGGCGACCCACTAAAGCCACGTAGATAGTGATTTTCAGAGGACCACACTATATTCCAGCTGTTAAGGTCTACAGAACCGTACAGCACCATTTTAACGCTACCATCATTAAAGTGTCCACGCTGAATGACACTCTCAACAGTCTTTAATACGTCAGGCGCACCAAATTTCAGCGGGCGTGTAACAAATAGAAATTTTGCATCGTTCCTATTCTCATATTCTGAAAGGTCTATTAAGCTACCATCGCTACACATAGTCAATGCCTGTGGGTATGAATTAACACCGTGAGTAATAGAACTCGTCATCATACCCCACATCTTCGTACGGAGCGAATATACATACGCATACGCCTTTGTGGGATTGTACAGCACAATACGCTGGTGTGTGTAATCAAATACCATTCCACTATCTTGTATGTACTGTTTAAAAGGTATATAATCAAAGTGTTTATCTAATAGACCTGCCAACTTTATAATTTCAGGACCAAAGCGCAAAGAACCCAAGCTAAAAGCATCTTCACTCTCTAATACTTCTGTAATGCAGGTACTTTGAGAACCCGACAACATCATAATGCCTCGTGTCGTTGCAAACAGCACAGCACTATCTACTTGTGTTATGCTATCCTTATCCACACACACGTCCCTTGTAATGGGCTGGCGTGCCGAATAAGCACCATTGGACGCAACTTCCAAAGCCCACACGCCATCAGATGTGAAAGCATACAATGGAAACTGTCCAAACTGACCTTCTGAAAGAGCCTTTGCAGCAGTGGAGATACCATATACTTCACCAACACCGACTGTGGTAATGCCTAAAATAGGAAATACAAAGGGGTTGTTCACCTTTGAAGTGTATATCTTGTTAGCTATATTCACAGTTCTATTGGCACTTGTTGATACGATAGGAATATTAACGCCATTAAAGGCTTCTGTATCTAACTCTTTCATATCGCCCAGCCGTCTGAAATTACCAAACCAAAATGCACCGTTAAGACCGATATGGCTTTCGAGTGGCAACTCGAAGTATCGTTCCTTGCTTGCATTCCATTCGCCAAATTCCCAGTCCCCCTGTATGCGAATGATAGCCTTATAGGCATTTGCGTTTGGATAATAGAAGTAATAGATAGGCACATTACAGAATATATCCTTTGTATCGCTTTCAACCACTATGTTGCGCCCACCTTGTTTAACATATACATACGCACGCACCTTGCTCATCTTCTGTTCTGCAACTTCTATGCCATCAGAGTTTACAGCCGTATTTACAGCCGATGGATTAAAGCCACTAAACAGCGTCTTTGAAAGTCCTGTGAGGTTTAAGCGTTGGTTGTACACAAACGAATATTTTGCAGTAAGCCTATCGTGGCTGTCGTAATCGTCTGCCATCGTCTGTCTATTCACAAGAGCCTTAAGGAAGTACTCATCAATATCTATCTTCTTTCTAACTCCCGATGTTAGTTCTTCTATGTTAATGCTTTTGAGGAGGTAGAAATCACGGCACGTCTTTACATTCTCTAATACTGTTTTAAGCGGCACTTTTGGAATTTCGATACTCGCCTTAAAACCAACGTCCGCATATTGCGCACCGTCAGACACGTTAAACTTCTTCTTATACGCTGTAATCCAACTCCAATCGCTATATTTACCCTCCGCCTGCACTTCTTTTAAGTTGCAAACAGATTTTACGGTAGTCATATCAGATGACAGAACAGGCGTTATATTTAAATACTCTATGTCGCCACTTTGTTTGTATGTATATATAGGAGCTGAAATGTACACATCAACCGACTTAACGATATCTTTCCAAATTTTAAGCTTCTCAATTACGCCTGTATCATCTGTTACGATGTAGTCTAAATCGCATACCATTCCAAACACACGGTAGTTTATTTGTGTTGTAGAGAAGAACACCTTATCCCCTACCTTATAAAAGTTCATACCCTCTTCCATACATATAGGGCTGCATTCTGTAGACGGTATCATTAATATAGGCGCAGAGTGCTTCGTTAAGCTGCCGTCATACAGCCGATAGGCATAGCGCACAAAGAATGGGTAGATAAATTTGCCATTGCGTTCGTAATTCTCTGCTATAAACTTATTCACATACCCCAACACGTAATCTGTTATCTCTTTCTTTTCGCTATCTCTAATCTTTAGGCGAAGCGTGGACTTGCCATTTAGTCTATCATTTAAGAAGCCGCCCCATTCTGCCTTGCTTACGCCTTTGTCAAAGTTCACAATTGAAACGTCCAGCTTGTCGCTCTGTTTCAATTCTCCTTGCAAGCCAAAGAGAAGAGATATATCAGGTATTTCACTACCTAATATTTTATAAGCGTTCCTTTCGCTCTCCCATAAAAGATACTGCACACCCGATGTTGTAAGTAGAATTAATGTGTTACCAACAGAAGATATGCGATACAAGCCATTATCTTTTAAATCGTAAAGCTCGTGAATGTCCGTTCCATTGACAGACCAATACAAATGCCCTCCTCTATATAAGTTAGACTTGCTCGCAACGATAGAACCATTAGACGCAGCATTATAACCAACATCAACTATAATATAGTTTGTATACTTATCTCCACGATGCACATATAGCACCGTACTATCCTTACTACCCAATTTAAGCACCGTCTTAGCCTCCTGAATGCCCGAAAGGCTAATATTACCACCTGCACTAACATTGTCAGGCAGCAAACCCATTACGGCAGCCAATTCGCCATCACTACAGTCATAATCAGAACCTGCAGCCGTAAAGCCCTTATATTTTACCTCGTCAATCATATTGTCTTTATTTCAATTACAGTTGCGAAGATACTACCAAACGCCCTCATTAGAACATTAAGTATTAATCCACAGTGTATATGTATTCCATTATTCGTTAAGCCTTAGAAAGGCAGCTGAATGGCTTACAAAACGGTAGATTGAAAAATAAGCAAAGCCGAAAAACCTATCGAAATGGCTTTGTGAAATGGTAAAAAGGGAGCGAGAAATTAAGCTCCTCTTTTTTCTATTAAAATCTATAGTAGATAAACATATTCCCTATTTGTCGTACTTGTATGTAACATATTGGATAACAATATATTATAAATTTACTCAACAAAGACACAAAACAACCTCCCTATTTGTCGCATATCTTTGTAATTATCTGTTTACTAATATGTTACAAAGATATTAATTTGATTATAAAAGATGTTCCCTATTTGTCGCATTTACTCATCTTTTATAGTAAAACGCCCTATTTTTTTAAAGTCTAATTTAACATTTAGTTTTGACGCATTTAAAACATACTCCCTATTTGTCGTAGTTAGATATAACAGATTGATTATTAGTATAATATAAGTAGTCAATTAAAAAACACAAAATATGTTCCCTATTTGTCGTAGTACCGTGTAACTATTTATTTTATAAACAGTTATAAATATATCAATATTTTAAGTTTTAAATACTCCCTATTTGTCGCACTTTACATTTTTAGCCTTTTTGTTTTAACAATTAATCTTTAAAGTGTTTATTTTTGTTCAATTGTATTTAATTTTCTTAACCCTCGCGCGCACGTGCGGTTAGGATGAAGCTATATATATATAATATATTATATAAAAAGAAAAGAAAAAGAAAAGAAAAATATTATTATAATACGCACGAGAAAATTTTTTTCGTTTTTTCTATTTTTACATTCTTTCACAATTAAAAGAAAGAAAAACAAAGAAAAGAAAGAAACATTTCTTATGGTTGTTGTTTTAATTTCTCTTGCATTATTTCAAAATCTTTTCTTATATCTGTGGCGAGAACTTTTGCGTACGTGCTTTCGGTTATTTTGGTAGACGAGTGTCCGAGCATCTTTGATATGTGTTCCATTCTTACGCCAAGTGAAAGGGTCATTACAGCGTACGTGTGTCGTGCCCAGTGAGAGGATATTGGTTTATCTATACCAGCATACGATGCAACGACTTTCAGATACTGATTGTACTTCTCGTTGCTTATGATGGGCAGCTTGTAGTTATACTTCTTCAGTACCTCCAACGCCTTATCGAGTATTATCACAAAATATTCCTCGTCTGTCTTCTGTCTTGTATCCCTGATAGCATAACACTCCCCTTGCTTCTCTGTTGTAGAAAAGTCGAACTTCGCCAAGTCGCTGTATGAAAGACCTGTGTAGCTTTGGAATATAAACAAATCCCTGACACGTTCCACAGCCTTGTCTTTTATCGTACAGCATTCTATCTGTTTCAGTTCGTCCATTGACAGATACTTTATGCCTTTAGACTTTCCACGCTCTATTTTTAGTTTGCTATACGGATTGATTGTAATGTAGTCAAACCTTATAGCCTCGTTAATGTATGCTTTGAGCCTCTTGTGATAGCCATAGATAGTTGTCTGCAGGTAGTTCTTACTGTGCAGCCAGTCATCAAACCTTGTGATATTGGCAGTCGTTATGTCGGAGAAGTGTTCTATGTATTTAAATTCTTCGAGTGCAATTAGAAGTGTTCTGTGCGTCCTCTTTGTTGTTTCTCTTATATCGCCCCTGTCAAGCAGGCGTTCTGCAATGAACTCTATAAACGTCAGGCTGCTATCATTGGCACTTGTGCGTTTCATAAAGCTTGTAAGCTCATCGAACGAGAAAGGAACGTTACGTTGTATTCCGTCCTTTATGAAGTCCTGCACCTGTTTTAGTTGTGCGTCTAAAATATCATTGTATTCAAAAGTGTGTGGCGAATTGACAACCTTGTATCGTTCGTCCCATTGGTCAGCGTACACTTTTATTCCTGTTGAGAACCATTTGCGCTTTCTTTCGTGCATAACTTCCAGCTGTACCAATCCTTTTTTGTCTTTCGTTGCAACGTGTTTTCTGTCAAACACAAGTCTAACCATAGCGTATTTCATATAATTATTTGTTTTTTGGTATCACAGATGGTATCGCATAGGGTACAAAACTATAACCGTTATTGTCCGTTAATGTCCGTTATATCCCACTTAGCATTAATTCTAATTTTATTATAACTTTCTAACTATCAGTTGCAAACTCCTCATTATCAATAAAATAGGAGAGCTATCAACTCCCCTATTAAGTGATTCCGTTGGGGTTAATTTTGCTCTTTGAAACTATCTGTAATACAGTTGTTTTTATATTTAATCTGTTATTTGGTATCACAAATAAGATTTTGCGAACTCTTTGCGATACATATCTTGTTTTTATTGTTATGTCTAATTTGATTTTGGAGCATTGTTGCTATGTTTGGTAGTATCTTTAATTTGCCTATTTATTTTACGTCTGTTCGTTTTAAATACCAAAGATGATAGTTTTATCGTTTGAAAGATTTTGAGCCGTCAGAACGAATTTAAATGCGCCTTTTCATTAGTAGCATATCTTGCAAGGGGTAAATCCTTTTGCCTTTGCGCTGCTCACAGAAAGCTGTCTGATGCTGCCCGAACATCTGTTGAGCCCACGGCAAGTTTGTGTTGCGTGGTACTTCTTTGCTTTGGGACCAGTGCAAATGTAGACTGTTGCTTCTTTGGTCTTTACTTCGGTGCTTACTTGCCCACTTAATATGAAAGCAAGGGCGGAGAGAATTAATGTTTTCATAAAATGTTGGTTTAATTATTTGTTATATCTTCAATATCCAATTCCAATGAATTAATTTCATCTTCATTCTCTAAAATGTTTTTTCTATTGATTTTTATACTTGCTTCAGCGTCATCTAATTTACTTTCAATATCTGAAATAGAACTTTCAATACTATCTAAATTCCTATTGATAGCTTGAATTTTATATTGAAGAAAACAAAAGAGAATGATGAGCGAAACTAAAACTATTAGGTTAAACCATTTCTGTTTCTTCATTTTAAGTTAAGATGTTAAATTTCTAATTACAGATTAAAATTATTCATATAAAAATCAATATCCTCTCTATTCCTATCGTATATAAAGGCTCGTCCTGTTCTATCATCAAATTCTATCTTTATGTTTAAACAGTCTGAAGACTCATTTATTTTTTGTTGCGATGATAAGCGCGCAATATCTCCGTTATTAAATAAAAAGAAGATATTTCTTTCCTCATTTTTGATTTTACATCTTGCAACAAGAAAGTAACGAATTTGTGTTCCTAAAAAACCGTCAAATTTTTGCGACTTAATTTTAAAATAAGCCCTATTCTTTTCTGTGATATTTGTTGTCTTTACTTGAATATAATAGTACACATTATCTTTTGATGCAACAAGGTCTACACCTTCATCAACCATCATGCTATTTACATTATATCCATAAAAAAGGAGTTCTGACATTACAGCACATTCCCCAGCCTTACCTGTATATAAACTTTCGGTAGGATTTATATTCGGATTATGCTTAGGTCTTTTTGAATAAAAGCTTTTTGTTAGTTTAAGAAAAGAGTTTTGACCCTGCTTTTGGTCTTGCTTCAACAAATTTTCGATTTTCCTTGTAATCATTGTAACCGTTACAGGACTTTTCGTTAAATTTTCAGCTGCAAAAAGTTCTGTACTTAACCCAGCCTTATTGATATAAAACTGTACAATATCTTTCTTTCGTTTTTTTATTGATAAAATTGTAAATATATCTTCAACGATTGTTTCAATAGTAATTGTATCCAATTCTTCGTTTGTCATAGTTGTTATATTTATTAGTTTACTTCTTTGCCATACACAACATAACTCTGTACACTCCGTAAATATCATTCAGTGCAACCTCGAAAGGCGCATATATCGGATTGGGGTTGATTGATACACAGCGCACGCAGTCTTCTTTCTCTGATGGTGTAAGTGTTTTTACCACCACTCCGTTGCAGGTGTCGAGCACATAAACCTTACCCCAGTCTATAAAGGCACGTTCGTTTATGCGCTTTGCAAGAACGATGCTGCCGTTCGGATACTCGTCTGCCATACTATCACCCGATATTGTTATTGCGATATCTGCTCCCTTTATAGGTGAAATTATCTTTTCACAGTCTTGCAAGCTGACAGAAACAACAAAATCATTAAGCGAGCCACCTTGTGCGGATATGGGAAGCAAAGGTACTCGAGTGTATTCCACTTCGTTGAAGCCAGCCCAAGATGGTCCAGTAGCAAACATAGAACCTTCACCTGTTAAAAGCCAAGTTCTATTTAAGTCAGTATAGAAGTTCAATATTTTTTTCTATATTCTTTTCAGATAAATCTCTATTTTCTTTACGAGATTTTCCCAATGTACCAATAGATAATCCAAGATCATTGGTAACCTTATTATCATTTAAACCTTTGGTTTTCATATACTTATCAAACCTTTCTATCTTCTTTTCCATATCTCTTAAATGTTTATAAAGGTTAAATATAGAAAGAAAGTTCTACAAATATTTGCTTTATATAAAAGAAAGTTCTATATTTGCACCGTAACAACACAGATAACCAAACAATATCATTCAGATATTTTATGGTTAGACTGCAAATATACAAATTAAATACTATATGGCAAATAGAAAACCCATAAAATTAAAAAAAGGTGCAAAAAAGAAACTCGCAGCCATTCTTGGGGTGAGTGAGCCAACCATATACAATGCAATGCATTGGAAATGCGACTCTGATATGCAGAATATGGTGCGCCAAAAAGCACGAGAGTTAGGTTTTGTAAAACAGTTCTAACGTATGCAAGCAATTCAAATATTCAACAACCCCTCTTTCGGCAATGTCCGAGTAGCAGGCACAGAGGTAAATCCTTTGTTCTGCCTTGCAGATGTATGCAAGGCGTTGGATTTGCAACCGTCAGCAGTAATGAGACGGCTTGACGATGGGGTGATTTCAAATAACCCCATCACTGACAACCTTGGCAGACAGCAAATTGCAAACTTTGTAAACGAGGACGGCTTATACGACGTCATTCTCGACAGCCGCAAGCCTGAAGCAAAGCAGTTCCGCAAATGGATAACAAGCGAGGTGTTGCCCACAATCAGAAAGCACGGTGCGTATATGACTGACAATATCATCGAAAAAACATTGTCAGACCCCGACTATCTTATCCAGCTTGCAACTACTTTGAAACAGGAACGCCAGCAGCGGATTGAAGCTGAACGCAAAGTTGCAGCAGCACAGCCTGCAGTAACATTCACACAAGCTGTAAGCGGTTCTGCGTCTTCGTGCCTGATAGGTGAACTTGCAAAGCTTATAAACCAAAACGGCTACCCAATAGGAGAACGACGCCTTTTCAAGTGGCTCCGTGAAAACGGTTACCTCGGCACAAAGGGCGAACGGTACAACATTCCCAATCAACGATATATCGAGCAGGGGTTATTTGAATTAAAGAAAGGTACTCGCAGCGGTAACAATGGAGTAATGCACACAACCATCACTTCTAAAGTAACAGGAAAGGGACAAGTTTACTTCGTGAACAAGTTTTTAACAAACAAATAAACAATATAAACCAGCAGCGGGGGCGCAAGTGTTTTCTTGGCACTGTTCCCTATGGCGTCCTCGCTGCATAATTTTTAGGAAATGAAAGAAATATTCTGTATTAACTGGTTCGCCAACCTGTCGTTGGTACAAAGGTTTGCTGTAATTGCGGCAATCACGGCATTTTGCTGTGTATTGTTTTCTGCAATGGCAGCAAACCTTTTTGTGTTTTCGGCAAGCTGTATAGCATTTTATGTAGCTTGCAAGTGGGTTGGAAAGTTAGGAATTGATATTGAAGAATGATATCACGTGAGCTTGACATAATAGCAAACAGAATGGCTAACATTCTTGCCGACAAGATTGTGGAAAAATTAGGCTTTAATGCTGGTGCAATGATGACACGCAAGGAAGCTGCAAAGTTTTTGGGCTATTCAGAAAGCTATGTTAAGAAGCTCAACATTCCAACATACAAAATAGGGCGCAAAGCCCTGTACAAGAAAGAGGACTTAACGGCTTTCCTCACAGCAAAAGCCGAAAGGGAGAGAAGCCTTAGAAAACGGTAGGCAGCTTAAATCTGTGGTTCGATTCCACTTCTCTCCACTATTAAAAGTGATCTTTGACTTATTGATACAAAAGAAACAAAGAAAGAACATACATATTGTTTATATAGCACGCAAATACGTCATAGCGTAGAGAGTAGGCAGGGTTGGCGTCTGTCTCGCATAAACAATATACTATATAATTTTAGACGTAAGTACGCAACGCACCTTTACACACGTAAAGAGAATAGCTGTTGGGTTCGCTTGCGTGGGAAACAACTTCGTATGTAAGCTCTATTCTGCTACGCTTTCATTCTCTCTACACAGAGTGGGTACTGCGCAAGTGGAAATATACAGAGTGCCTATCGTGATTTGGTGAGCTAACTGGGGGCGAATGGGTGTCTATATGCGAAGACTTCTTAACTGCGTGGCGATATTTGATAGTAAATAGCACTTTGCGAAAGGAGCAAAAGCAAAGCATACATCTAAAATAAATTTTGAACAATACTAAATTTCAATATAAACCCACTCCGCACGCTTTTAGCGGTGCTGCTATCGAATTGAGAGTGGGTCCTTTTCCATTTTTATAATATGATTTCTTGATTTTCGGCTGTAGCCACTTGTGATAAGTCGCTGTAGCAACTAATGTATTTTGTTAATGTATAGACTATAATAATTATTATCTGCAGAGGCAGATGTTACCTTTGTCGAATGTGCAACTCGTGATGAGCTGCACATTTTTTATATGGCTTGTGTACTGCACGGTGTGGGATATAAACTTGGTCTGCGGTTCGACTCCGCCACAAGCTACAAATACTAATTCAAAACAAACAAAATTATATGAAAATCATTTTTAAAACACTCACATTAAAAAATTTCAAAGGAATTTTAGGTGAGAAAACAATCAACTTCTGTGATACGGTAACTTCCATATATGGAGCGAATCACACAGGAAAGACAACCGTCATAGATGCAATTCTATGGGTGCTGTTCGACAAGAACAGCGAGGGTGCAAGCGTCTTTGGCATAGACACCAAAGATGAAAACAATAACGTAATTCCAAAATTGGAACACTGCGTTAAGCTTACACTGTCAGTAGACGGAGTGGAACGCATTCTTGAAAAGGTGCGCAAAGACGTGTGGAGCAAACCACGAGGGCAAAAAGAAGAAGTCCTCACAGGACACACCACGAATTATTTCGTAAATGGGAATAAGTACACGCAAACAGAGTACAAGGCAGAAATAGCAAATATATTGCCCGAAGCTCTGTTTAAAAGCATCACAAATCCTATGTTCTTTCCAACCTTGCCACCAACCGAACAACGTATGTTGCTCGAACAGATGGTAGGAGAAACTAACTTTGTCGATGTAGTATCTCAAAAAAAAGAATGGGCTTTGCTTGAAAAGTACATAGAGAATGGGGATATAGAAAGGTTTAGAGAAAACCTTGCATACAAGATTAAGGGTATAAAAGAGGAACTCAAACTTATTCCAAGCCGAATTAGTGAGCATACAAACGAACTTGCAGAGTTGCAAAGCAAAGATTGCGACTTTCCTATTCTTGAGAAAAGAATAGCAGAAATAGAAAAAGGTCTGCAACATTATGATGATATGCTTGCCGATGCAAGCAAGGGTAGCGATGAGAAATACAAAGCCAAAATGGCTGTCCGCAAGCAGATACAAGTCTATGAAGCTGAACGAGACAGCATCATAAACGGCATAGAGAAAGAAAACAAGAGTGCTATTGATAAGTACACAAGTAATATTGAAAACATACAGCGTGCTTTAGAAGATTTAAAACATAATCTTTCCTTTGTGGAGAGTGCGCAAAACGCATGCGAGCGTAGGTTGCAAGCCCTCATCGAACACAAGGAAGACTATCGCAAACGATGGCAACAGATAGAGGACGAGGCATTTGTGTGGGACGCAAACAATGAAGTTTGCCCTACGTGCCACCAGCGACTTCCACAAGAAGATATAGACGAATTGCGTGAGCGTTTGCAAGGCAACTTCAACGAGAATAAGGCGAAGAAACAAGAAGCCTTAGATATAGAGGCGCAAAACATATTGGAGACACAAAAGAAAATAAATGAGGAAACAGAACGACTCCAAAAGGACAAGGAGAATACTCTTACAAGCATATCTGTGCTTGAAAAGAAATTAGAGGAAGCAAAAGGCACTCAACCCGAAAAGAAAGACTACACGACAGACAATAGAATAATAGAACTCACAAACCTTATTAAAGACGAAGAGGACAAGTTACAACAGCTAGAAAAGGAAGAGGATAACACTACACAACAGGAGGCAATTAACCGTATAAAAGAGCAGAAGCAAGGACAACAGAATCTTCGAGACCAGCTTCGAGACCAGCTCCAAACAAAACAGCAGATAGAGCGCAAGGAAAAGCGCATCGCAGAACTCACGGCAGAACAACAGAACCTTAGCCAGCAGCTAACAGGTTTGGAACAGCAGGACAATACAGCTATGCAACTCGTGAAATATTATATAGAAGAGTTGGAAAAGAAAGTGAATAAGATGTTTGATATTGTAAAATTTACAATGTTTGAACACCACCTTAATGGTAATATCAAAACAAAGTGCGAATGCACTATGCACGGCACACCTTACCAAGATTTATCGAACAGCGAAAAGATAAACGCTGGAATAGATATCATTAACGCTATGTGCAGGCATCACAATGCTTTTGCGCCTATCATAATAGATAATGCAGAAAGTATCACAGACATATTGCCAACGGCAAGCCAGCAAATACGCCTTGTGGTAAGTGCGCAAAATAAAGAATTAATCATAGTAAACTCTTAAAAACAAAAAAATTATGACACAACAACAAACAGCTGCACCAGTAGCTACACAACAGAACGCAGCACCTGTGCAACTTCCATCGCAAAACAACAAAGCATTAAAAGAAATGCAGGACACGACCGTAAATGCGGTGATGAAACAGGTCGAAGAATTGCAACAGACAGGCGGACTTGTGCTGCCGAAAGACTACAATGTAGGTAATGCTCTTAAAAGTGCGTGGATATACCTGCAAACGATAGAAACACGCACAAAGCAGAAAGCAATAGATGTATGCACCAAATTAAGCATTTGTAATTGCTTACTCGAAATGGTGATACGTGGACAGCACCCTAAAAAACACTGCTACTTTATTGCTTGTGGTAACTCTCTTGAATATTGGGAACGCTACACGGGGAAGCTATTGCGTGCAAAGCGTGATACCAATATACAAGAAGTGGTGGCACAGGTCATCTATGAGGGAGATAATTTTGTCTACGGTGTAGACAAGAACGGATATTATCAATTGATAAAACACGAGACAGCAATAGAAAACATAAATCCCGACAAAATCAAAGCATCTTATGCTGTCGTGATTTACAAAGATGGTAACAAGCATTTGGAGGTTATGACAATGGACCAAATCCGCAAGTCGTGGCAGCAAGGTGCAGCACGTGGCGCAAGTGGTGCGCATCAAAACTTCACAGACCAAATGTGCAAGAAAACAGTCATTGCACGTGCTTGCAAAATAGAATTAGATAGTGCAACTGACGGAGAAGAGGAAGAGTTGTCTATGACACCACCAAGCAGTGCAGAAGCTATTCGTGATGCAGCACAGCAACAAATAACAGTGCAGGCGAACGAAACCCCACAGTTGGAGCATAAGCCACAGGAAACTATCGACTTTTCAGAGCCTGCAGTTTATGAACCAGTAACCGACACTCCACAGCCCGAGAACAAAAGCGAGCGCAAGTGTCCCATCTAATATATAAAAGGTAAAGTAATGGTATTAACTTGCATCGGCAGTTCTTCAAAGGGAAACTGCTACGTAATTCAGAACGACAGCGAAGCCTTGATAATAGAAGCAGGGCTACCGCTGTTGGAAGCCAAAAAGGTTTTAAACTGGAATATCCAAAAGGTGGCAGGGTGCTTGGTTTCGCATCAGCACGGAGACCACGCAGCATTCGCAAAGGAGTACACCGATGCAGCGATACCATTGCTTGCGCCCGAAGAAACTATTAAGACAAAAAATTTAGGCTACAGTGCTAAAGCTGCAGAGCACGGCAAATGCTACAAGTTAGGCAACTTTAAAGTTATACCTTTCAATGTGTACCACGATGTGCCGTGCGTAGGTTACCTTGTATGGCATAAAGAGTTTGGCAAACTGTTCTTTGCAACAGATACCTATGCAGTTCCCTACAACTTCAATGGCATTAACCATTGGCTCATAGAAGCCAACTATTCGGACGAGATATTGGATAGCAATATCATCAGCGGACGAGTACCAGCGGTTATGAGAGACCGATTAATGTTGAGCCATTTAAGCATAGACAACACAATAGGCATACTGAAACGCAACGACTTAAGTCAGACAAGGCACATTGTGTTATTGCACCTGTCAGACGGCAACAGCAACGAAGCTGAATTTGTAAGAGCAGTTCGCAGGGCAACAGGCAAGCGCACAGTAGCCGCTAAAAAAGGAGTAGAAATAAATTTAACAGAATTATGAGAAGTAAAACAGCAGATTTCTTTGAAATCAAAGTACGCTATCTACGCACAACAGAAGAGGGTTGTCAGAAATCAGTTGCCGAAGTGTATGCTTTGGAAGCATTCGATTTCACCGAGAGCGAAGAACGTATATTAAAGGAAGTAGGACAGCTTGCAAGTGGCGATATGTACGTTAAGACGATTGCTCGTGCACCATATAAAGAAATATTTTTCAGCGATGCCGACAGCGATGATAAATGGTATCGTGCAAAACTCGCATTCATTACCATTGACGAAAAGACGGAGAGAGAGAAACGGTCCAACGTTGTCTATCTTATGCAGGCAGCAACTCTTGACAAGGCTCGCCAATACGTAAGCGAGGTTATGGACAAAACAATGATTGATTACGAGGTGGTTTCCATTTCTGAAACACCTATAATGGACGTATTTGAAAGAGAATGACGTCCTTTGAGCAAGCATTGGCTCAACAGAAAGCCAAGCGAAAATCATCCTCCAACGAGGAACACCGCATACAACGTTCTTGTGTGCGGTGGTTTAATTTAAAGCATAGAAAGTTACAAGGTCGCCTCTTTGCAGTTCCTAATGGAGGTAAACGAGATGCACGCACAGCTGCAATACTCAAAGAAGAGGGTGTTGTGGCAGGTGTGGCAGACTTAATACTGCTTATACCTAATAGTTTCTATGGAGCTTTGCTCATTGAAATGAAAACTGCAAAAGGCAAGCAAAGCCCATCGCAAAAACAATGGGAGAAACTTGTAACGGAGCAGGGAGAATATAAATATATCGTCTGCCATTCGTTAGACGAATTTATAAATGAAGTAGAAAGTTACCTTAAACTTTACTAAAATGAATATTGATTATTACCCTATCGAAATTAGCATCTTCCAAGATGCTAAAGTGCAAAAGCTTATACAATATCAGGGAGCGAAAGCAGCAACAGTATATATTTATCTGTTATGCGAAATATATCGTAATGGATATTATATATCGTGGAATAAGACCACAGTACAACTTGTTATGCAAGCTTTAAATTTAGATGTAGCTTTCGTAAAGGAAGTTGTAATTTGCTGTGCAAAAGTGGGGCTGTTCAATTCTGAATATTTATACAAAGAAGAAATTCTAACATCAAAAGGTATTCAAAAACGATACCTAAGAATTTCTAAGCTATGCAACAACTCTACAACCATAGAAGATTACAGTTGCATAGAAAACAAACAGTCTGTCAAACAAAACAACAACACTACAGGAATAGATAAAGAAATTGAAGAACTAAAACTATCCTGTGTATGGCTCGACAACTTACAAACATTGCATCACTTACCAAAAGATGTATTAATAAACAAGTTGGACGATTTTAAACTGCAATGTTTGGCAGATGGAATAGAGGAACACGCCAATATCAAAGATGCAAAACAGCATTTCAATAATTGGTTAAGAAAAATGCAAAACAATGAAAGCAATAGACAAGAAACAAAAAATAGACGTAGAGGCAATGTTCTCACTTCTTCTAAAAAGAAAGAATATACCGACACGTTTTAGAATACCATATACAACAGAACAAGTATACGCTATGCTGTATGCAGCTTGTAAAGCAGAAGTTGCAGCACGAATGAGAAAATTTGTTGATAGCAAAGAATATAAACAGCATATATTAGATGTCGCTAAGTGGCTGACATCAAACGAAACAACATTTGGGTTGTTTATTTGTGGCGATAAAGGCAATGGAAAAACAGCTCTTGTGCTGGCGTTGCAGTCATTGTATTTCTATCTCCACTTAGGGGAACGTTGCGAGAATAGAGAGCCACCGTACAGCGGTTTCAGAATTGTAACAGCAAAGGAGCTTGTGCAGCTTGCTAAAGCTGACAACAATCCGACAAAGGAGAATGAAAAAGCAACTACGGCATTTCGTCTTCTAAAGAACATAGAGATACTATGTATAGACGATTTAGGCACAGAACCTTGCGAAAGTCTTAACTATGGCGATACTGTTACGGCAGTTACAGATGTTATTCATTATCGTTACCAAAGACAATTTTGTACGATAACAACGTCAAATCTTACTTCAAAAGAGATTGGAGAGTATTACGACCAGCGTCTACTTGATAGATTTAAAGAGATGATGCACGTTGTAAACTTTGCTCACGAACCATCATTTAGATAAAATAAAACAAACAATATAATAAACAACAAAATTATGAAGACAAAAACAGTTGAAAAATTATGCGCTTCTTATATGGAAGATGTAAGAGGCGTAAAGAGAAATACACCTAATAGAAGCTTTGTATTGCGTCTAATCGAAGATACGTACAAAGCAGGTATAGAAGATGCCTACAAAGGCATAAAGCCGTTAGACTGGACGGTTAAAAGGTATGAAATGCTGGCTTGCACGTTTGTAGGTCTATTTATTATTCGTCCGCTTTTAAAAGGTGGATTTGATGTAGACTGCAACGGCAGAACATTGTGTACTCGTTCTACCTTATCAAAGGCAAAAGAGTTCGCAAACAATATCTATAAAAAGAAAGTTAAGGAAAGGTTAGGGTTATGAAAGATTTAGCAGAAGAGTATTCTATCAAGGAGTACGAACAGGTGAATGGGAATAGCGACCCTATTTTTGAAGACAATAGGTGCTTTAGCTTTGACGACATCAAAGCAGCTTTTAACGCAGGGCGTGAGAGCGTGGTGGAGAATATGCCAAAATTGAAATGGCAAAGAGTTTACAAAGATGGACCATACCTTGCCGTAACAGTTTTTAATTGGTTCTACAGGATAGAATTTATTTATAACGAATTTCATTTATTCTGTAATAGCTATTTTATCAGTTGTTATATCTCACTTTCAGATGCCAAGCAGGCAGCCAACGAACACTATAAACAATATATTAAACAAACATTAGGATTATGAGCAAATTAATTCCACGCAAGATTAAAAAGGCTTGCAAATTATACAGAAATGATGCTCCGCTTATTATTAAAACAAAGTGGTTGCGATATGTACGTAATCAAATTGTCGTTACTGACGACTTTGCAACAAAGTATGGGAGTTTGATAGCTGAATATATTGACTATGGAAAAATTTTATAAGCTACTTACCTATCTAAGAACTACCGTTTATCCATCAGTTAAGATATATCTTTTAATTGCGTATTTCAATTGGGATATAGCGTGGATAGAAAAACAAAGCAATGTTTTTAGTAGAATTGCTTCTGTAGTTATCCTCTCGCTTGTCTGGTGGGTATATGATGAAAAGGAAGATTAAAACAGTATGGTATCAATATCAGACATTCAAAATGGTTCGTATCATTGGGAAACGGAAGTTTCTCACGCTAATAATATAGAAAGTGCATACGATTTTATAGAAAATGAGTTACCGCAAAATGTAGATGTTTATTTCCCAGATGAAAACTATTTGGAATTTATATTTGAAGATGGTAAGTATTATTCTGTAACCATATTCGGTGATGGTGATTTTACTCACTATCAAGCTAATTTTGAATTTATAAAATAAATAGTTATGAACGGAATAACAATTAACGACAAGCAATACATTTTTGTAATATCTGATGAACATTGTGATGGTTGCGCACTTGATAGAAGAAGTTGCGAAATAATTTGTAATGCTGTTTGTAGTGTTGCATTTGGTCCTGACAATATTTATATGGGATTATTCAAGGAACTAAAAGAAGAAAACTAATATGATAGCAAAAATAATAAAAGCGTATTTTGAGGAACGCAAAGAGAGAAAGCGCATATCAGAACAATATGCGTTGGAAAAGAAATGTGTGGAATATTTTGATAAATCCGTCCCCCGATGGACGGGGAGTTTGGAAGAATTGATAGGCAGCACACCATTGCCCGAAAAAGAGATATACTTGCTTGGGAAATTTAAGAAAGATAGTTTTCCATTGCAGGCAGTAAGGCTTCATCGTTCTTGGTGGAATGAACGACCAATGTTATCTTACGGAGATTACTCTTGCCATTCTACGTATGAATGGCTGACATCAGTTGAGAATTTTCCTAATGAACTGTGGTTTTCTACTGAAGATTATCCACGTCCAACACGTCCCACGTTGCTTTTATGCGAGTATAACTCTGGACATTACGAGGTGGTCGAGTATACAGATAAAACGTGGGTAACAGAGTTATGTTTCCCTGTAAAGCCTACACGCTACTTTGTCCTTGATTTCTTAGCTGAAAATAAATAACTAAAACATAAAAGTAATATGAAGAAACTAATTTTATTACCAGTGTTAGCATTCGTATTCACCTCTTGTGGCTACGAGATTAGAAAGAAGCCAGAGCCACCTAAACCAAAGCTGACAAAGGAGCAGATACGAAAGCTGGAATATGAACAACGATTGAAAGACTACGAAGTACAGTTCTTATTTGAGTGTAATGGAGTAAAGGTTTATCGGTTTATAGACGACAGAGAAGTGATTTATTTCACTGATACAAACGGAATGACACGCTATCAATACACCACGAGGACTGGTTTAATTGGTTATCAAACACATAGGGTACAATCTATTAACACAAGGAGGTAAATTATGATAGTATATATTAACCTATTAATTGCTTTGGCTTTTTCGTTTGTTTGCTTAGGTCTTTCAAAAATAATTACAGAGTATATAAAGCTAAACAAGCGGATAGATAATTTGTTTGCTAATCAACGAATGATGTATAAATATCAACTGCTTTCGTTGTTGGCGAATATGAGAAATTTAAAGACATTGGCTATTATACAGGAGGAATACGAGATTGCAAATAGCATACAAGAGAACATAGAAAAAATAGAAAAAGAATTGAAAGATTATGAAGCGTAGGTGTATAAAGTGTGTATACGGTTACAACGTAACCCTTAACAGTATCCGTATTAATATTCAGTGTTGCGGCTTTGGAGTGAAATATGGTACTGTTCCTGTTGGTAAATTCTGTCCTATAGATGGAAGGAAACTACAAAATTTGAGAAAAGGATGCAAGAAACGAAGAAGATAATCCCTAAACACTGCACCCACCCTATTTGCCATTGTGCAGATGGGGTGGACACAATAGACTGCTGGACGTTCCTTAATGAAAGATTTGAGGAGTGTCCGTATGCAAATTGTGAATGTTATAAAAAATAAAGCGTATGAAACTTACTCACGCATCTTTATTTTCAGGTATTGGTGGAGCAGAACTCGCTGCCTCGTGGTTGGGGTGGACTAATGTATTTCATTGCGAAATACAAGAGTTTCAGCGAAAAGTATTAGAATATTGGTTTCCTAATTCAATTAGTTATGAAGACATCACAAAAACAGATTTCAAAGAATGGCGAGGTCAAATCGATGTGCTCACAGGAGGGTTTCCTTGTCAGCCATTCAGTGTTGCAGGAAAAAGAAAGGGAGCGGAAGATAACCGCTACCTCTGGGCGGAAATGTTACGGGCAATACGGCAAATTCAGCCCACTTGGGTTGTTGGTGAAAACGTTAATGGAATCCTCTCAATGGTACAGCCTGGCAAAGAGACTAAGATGGGACGTACAGACGATTTGTTCGACGAGAATTTCATATACCGAAAGGAACAGAAATTCACAATTGAAGTCATCTGTGAAGACCTTGAGAGAGCAGGTTATTCCGTCCAACCGATTGTTATTCCGGCTTGTGCCGTTGGAGCACCCCACAGAAGAGACAGGGTATGGATTGTTGCGAGACTTAATGCCGACACCGATTGCTGGAGATGCGCAGGGAGGGGCGGTCAAACTTACAAAAGGGAAAAGGCTTCGAAACGGGAAAGTGTATTCCGCAACACTGAAAGACCTTGTGGCGAGCAATATGTTGCCAACTCCGCAAACGCAAGGTCTGAAAGTGTGCAACAAGGACGGAAAGACAGAATTTCTGAATTTGGAGTTGTTGCCCACGCCAAAGGCGCAAGAAGCGCGCGGGAATTGTTCGGTAAACAGGAACAAATTCAATCTGACCGACAAAATTGCAGAATTGACAAGTCCGACTTCCGATGCTTCCCAACTCAATCCCCTGTATGTAACAGAGATGATGGGCTACCCTTTAGAGTGGCTGACCTTACCATTTCTTTCGCAAAATGGAGAAGTAAAAGCATCGAAGCGTTAGGAAATGCGTGGGTGCCACAAGTGGCTTTTGAAATATTTAAAGCGATTAACGAAATACAAAAGAAAAGCGTATGAAGAAAATAATGTTTGATGACAAATACCTCCTCACGCTGGCAGTGCTGAACGGCTCAAAAACAATGACAAGGCGGTTACTGAAAGATAATGTGCCGCTTGGTAATTGGGAAGAAACCCAAAAGCACTTGCCTTATAAGGTTGGTGAAGTTGTTGCGATAGCACAAAGCTATAAAGAAGTTTACCCTAATGCTGACTTTGAAATGGTTGGTGATGGTTTTATGACAGAAAGCGCAGGGTGGAGTAATAAAATGTTCGTTAGGGCAGAGTTGATGCTCCGCCATATCAGATTTACCGATGTCAAGGCGGAGCGATTGCAAGACATATCAGACGAAGATGTTTTACGTGAGGGTGTTTGGCAAATGGGCGAGCTGTTCTACGTGAGTAAAGCCGTAGGAGAATCTCCCGAAGTAGCCTTTCCTACTGCACGTGAGGCATTTTGGTATCTTATTGATAAAATCAGTGGCAAAGGCACGTGGGAGATTAACCCGTTGGTGGTAGCGTATAGTTTTGAATTAGTAGATTAATGTATGGACGAATTAAGAATGGACGAATTAAGAATGGAATATGTCATTCCAATAAAACCTGTAGAAATGATTGATTGCAGTTATCTACCCAACAAAAAGAGTAAATCACGTGCAGGGTCAGCACCCTACGCAAGTAAGAGGAAAAAGAAACGTAAAAAGTAAATATTATGAAGATAAATAATGAAGCGGAACTGCTAAATAAGTTCTGCGATAAAAGCAATTCTAACAACTTGCGCTCCTATCCGTTTTTCAATACGAGGTACAACGAGGTATGGAGTACTGATGGGTATACTCTTATTAGGGTAAATCCCGAAATTCTTGTTGGCGAATATATTAAGGAGAGTTTGCCAATGCCTAACTTAGAATATCCTTGTGAAAAGACTATCACCATTAAGGCATTAAGCAAAGCATTAGAGGCGTGTCCTTTGATTGACGAAGAAGTTGTCGTTGAAGATGCCGTAGAGTGCAAGGAATGCGATGGAAAGGGAGAGGTTTATTGGGAATACACTGACAATCACTTGCACACCCACGAACGCTTGATGGATTGCCCTATATGCGATGGCACAGGAGAGATGGAACACGAGAAGACGAAGAAAACTGGTAAGAAAGTTATTGCAGACGATGCCGTCATAGAAGTAGGAAGTGCTTATATCTTTGCTAAGTATCTTCAAACTCTAAAGCAGGCAATGGATTTTCTTAACATTGCGTCTGTTAAGATGACAAACAACTCGCCTGAAGGTGCAAACGAGTTTGTTGTAAATGACGATATACGCATCATTATTGCGAGTATGCTCTTTGACTATTCAAAGGAATGCAATGCAGAATTAGAATTAAGATAATAACAATTAAAAGAAAAGTAAAAATATGAAAAGAAAAATTATTGAAAATGGAACAACTTTTAGGTGGCACAATTCAAAAGAGGAACTTCCAAACCTTAAGAACGAAAACGACACACTTACTTGTGTTGTCAAACGTAATGGGTGCCTGTCTCTTAGTGTATGGAACCAATATTACCAAGTATGGGACGATGAATTTGGCGACGATTGCGAAATGAGCAAGGAAACAGAACTTGAATGGTTTTCTCTTGATACGATGGAGGAAAGTGAAATTATTAAATTATAAGCAGGAAGGAATATATTAAAAGTAAATGAATTATGAAGATAAAGAAAATAATATCACAACATCGCCGAGATTTTCAGGCAGTATACGAGTGTGAACATTGTGGATATACTGTAAAAAGTTATGGATATGACGATGAGTATTTCCATAACGAAGTAATTCCAAACAAAGTATGTCCGAAGTGCGGAAAGAAAGCAGATAAAAATTATCGTGCATTAAGTACAAAATACCCAGACGGAATGACTGTGTAAATTAAAAACTATAAATTGAAAACTTATGAAAGTAGAATTACAATGCGGTGATACAATCGCTATTCCTGATGGTTGCAAGGCAATCGTTAAGGACGGAAGTGTGGTGTTTGAGAAAGAGTTCGAGGACGGGGACGTGCTTTGTTCTGCATATAGTGGTACAATGGTCATATTTAAAGAAAAGGAGAAAGACGGTAGTAGATATTTTTACTCTCATTACAACACTGACCGTAGTAGTAATAAAGGTTGGAATAGTGCAGCTTTTCGCCACGCCACCGAAGAAGAAAAACAGCTGCTCTTCGATAAAATGAAAGAGCAAGGGTTAAAGTGGAATGCAGAAGAAAAGCGAGTAGAGAAGCTTAGGTGGAGAGCAGATGTCGGGGTAAAATACTATTTTGTAGACTCGTTATTAGACGTTCTGCACATTAAAGAATGTCGGAGTAGCCTCTGTAACAAACACTATTCAGCCAGCAACTACTTCCACACCGAAGAACAAGCCGAAGAGGCTGCAAAGCGTGTGAAAGAAGTATTGTTTAACTACCACGAAGAGATAAAAGAATGAACATAACAGAACTAAGAATTGGCGACCGTGTGCAGGAAAAACACACACGGTTTCCAATGACAGTTGTGGGATTGTATTCCACGCTCGATAACCTTAAGTTAGGCATGGTGGACCTCGATTTCGAGGGCAACGAGGACGATGTGTGGATACGCAAACCCGAAGAACTGGAGAGAGCAAACAGCCAGTCTACCCACGTAGATTGGGACAAAATAAGAATAAACGCTGCCATTGCCAATATGCAGACATTAATGGCGCAATCGTGGCAAATGGAAGCAGACGAAGTGGCAAAGGTAGCTGTAAAGTATGCCGATGCGCTAATAAAAGAACTACAGAAATGAATAGAACAAGATTTAACTTTTGGCTATGGACATTCATAACCATTATGTGGGAAGTTACCCTAATGGGCGCAATATCGCACCATCATTACAAAGATGTTTATCTTCCTTTCATAGGTATGATAATCAGCCTGATACCCACAATTATTAATTTCTTAGCATTAGAAAGGAAGAGATGAAGTTTAAACAAGCAATAGCCTTTGATGGGCGAAACCTTAACGATATTTTTCGCCTACCGTGTGTTGAAAGCATAGACAAGGGCGAAAATGGAAAGCCATACATTAAGCTGTATCGTAGCTGTACGGAGGGCAGACTGATTGCCACTGTAGGCACTGTGCTGGTGCAGTTCGGCAACGACACCTGGCAAGTATTCGGCAAGGAAGCGTGGGAAAGAGTAACCAAAGAATAGGCACGCAAATCTGTATCCATAGATGTACGAGCGTATATCCATAGATGTACAAGCGTATATCCATAGATGTAAAAACACAGAACAATATGACAATAGAGCAATACACTTATTTAGTAGCCAAATATGGCGAGGAAACTGTCTACCGATTCTTCAAACGGTCGGTGGACGCATTAAGGAGAAAATATGAACATATTTAAACAGCAAACCCCATTCACGGGAATAAAGCAAACCGATTTAGCGCAAGCGTGGCAACAAAACCGCGAAACGCTAAACCATATTTCCGCCTTATTCCACGTAATAATAGGCGGAGCAAACAGCGTGGCGCAAACTGTTATGCTCGACACCATAAACTTGCTTTCCAAAACAAACCAATACAGAGGAAAGGTAAGTCACAACGCACGTTTGGCAGTGAAGAGATATAACAATTTCGACCGCCAAAATATGGACGATATGCGCAATAAACAAATGGACAAACGTCAGTTCTATATGGACTATTTAGACAATTTGGAAGAACGACTGAAACCCGATGTGTTCCGTTTCAGACTTGCCATTAAACAAGTGTTGGACAAAAGGAACATAGCCGATAGCGAACTGAAATCGTACATTCTATGTACCTACGAAATGCTGCACTACTGTGTTACTTTATTCGATAGGTTCATTAAAGAATTGCCGTCTATTCCACCCATAAATTTCAAAGAAACATACAGAACCGCCCGACTGGACGGAGTGTTTACTGCGTGGGACAATCTTACGGACGTGCTTTGTAGAGATTGTGCCAACATTCGATTAGACGACGACCCCAACTGTCGCCTTGCCCTAAACATTATAGAAACAAAAATAGTGTCGGAACAAAGCATAAACAGAAGTGGAAAAGAAGCCCTAAAGCTAAACCCCACCATACAGTTGGAAGCCGACCGTGCCGAAATGAACCACCATCGCAAACCATTTCAACCATTGCAATTCACCGAGGCTCAAATGGAATATCTAAAGAACAACTACTCAACCACACGAAACATAGACCTTGCCAAAACGTTAGGCATCAGCCTATCGAAACTTAACAAACTCGCAAAAGAACTCAATTTAACTAAGCAGAACTAATATAGTCCAAATATAGTCCGAAAATTGGACAGATATTGGATAGATATATAAAAACTCTTTTCAATTCATAATTATGTAGTAAGCCCCACCGTCCGTGATGGATAGTGGGGCTTTTTGCGTTTTATATTATTACGGCTATTTCCTTATACTATCTCTTATTCTTTGCACCACATTTCGCACGCCTGGCACTCGCTTGTAAAGGTAGTATAAAGCTATGACTATGGCAAACAGAATGCTTACACCTACTATTAGCTGCCAAAAGTCGAAAGGCTTCGATACGGCTATCTGCTCTACGTGGCGTTGCTTTTGCTTGTGCTGCTCGGTAGCGTGTACCTTAACCGTTGTTGCTTTCTTTAGTGTGCTGTCTTTCTGCACGGACACGCCTTTCTTTTCGTTCTTACGGCTTATCTTTGTTTCTTTGATACTCTTTAAACCGTGATTGATTATGACACTGCCATCGCCTTTGTATTCTACCATTGGCGAATTATTGTCGTGAGCAAAACAGTCCGCCTTGCCGTAATAGGGCGTGTCGAATATGTACTCTCTTACAAGCGTTGTGTATTCGTCTATACGTGATGTGTCCACAAGTGAGTATTTCACGCTTGCCTGTTCCTTTACTGTTTGCGCACTATCGAATGTGCGCTTTACACTCTCCGTCTGTACAGCTTTCTTTGTTTTACAACTGCAAAGTGTAATTAGGGTGCATATCAGCACGCCCCATATTGCGCCTATTAGTCTATTCATATCTATACTTTTAAATTAAAACACTGCCTACGTTGGCTACCGTCAGGCTTCTTATACCCCACGTGTACCCAACGAGTGTAGCTATTTTTTTCAATTATGATTTGGTCGTACAGATAGCCACGCTTGCTAAAACTATACGCCATAAAACGTTCGAAAACGTCCTGCTTTCCATTTGCAGGAACAATGTCTGCGGCATATCCTGCAACGTGCGCACTGTTCTTTACGCCACCTACAGCCTTGTTCAGCGCAGGCGAACGGTACCCACTTGACACTATCAAAGACGGTGTACCCAAATTGTATTCGAGGCAATATTTTGCCCATTCAGCACGTATCGCCTCCAACAGCGTTATAGTCTCCGTCAGATGCACCCTAACCACTGCTGGAGGTGTGTTATCTATTCCTTTCTCTTGTGCCACCTTTGAGGTGCACAGCTCTCCTATTGTAAAGTTTGCCATATTATATCATTAATACTAACATTACCACACCACCCATTACGCCTGCGAGTGCGTCCGTTAAGTCGAAGTTTTCTTTGCGTATAAAGTGGTCAATACATTCTTTTGTTACCATTACTATTGTTACAAATATCAATGCTACCAATGCAGCTAATGCTCCAACGTGTAAGCGCACAATGGTAGCCACTATCATACCCACAATGAAATGTAGATATTTATCGCTTCCAATGCTTGCCAACCGCTCAAATAGCTTATATATTCTTTCTATCATATTCCTTTATTCTTCCTCCGCTAATTTTCTCAACATTATATCAATAGTACATTCTGTATTCTCTGCAGCTAAATCAACAGTAGTGCTTTGCATCTTTGGAGTTGTATACTGTATTAATCTTTCTGCTATCGTAATTCTGTCTTTTGGTTCTAACGAAAGAAAGTCTTGTGTAAAAAGCCCACTTCTATTATAATCCGCTAACACCCCCTCAATAGCTTTTCTATTAAGAGCAGTAAGCTTATTAGGTGTTCCTTTCACACGCCCACCTGTCTTTTTTCGTTTTCCTTTTTCTTTTTCTGTTTCCTTTTTTATTGTTTTCATATTCTTTGCGTGTTAATACTTAAAAACCAAAAGCAAAGGTATTGTTTTAATTTTGACGCATTATTATAAGTATTAATTCCACAAAGCAAAGCAATATGTTAGGAACAGCAATAGGAGCAGGTCTCAAAATAGCAGGCAGTATCTTTGGAGGTATCAAAGCCTCAAAAGCTATGCGCAAATATAAAGCGCAAATCAATCAGCAAAAACAAGAAAACAAAAGTTGGTACGATAGACGCTACAACGAAGATGCAACGCAGCGAGCCGAAGCACAAGCCGTACTTTCTAATTTGCGTGAACACCTTAAACGCAATAGTGAGAATATAGCAGGTACGCAAGCCGTCATTGGAGGTACAGAGGAAAGTGTTGCAGCGCAAAAGGCAGCCGACGCAAACGCAATGAGTAACGCAGTCAGCAACATTAACGCAATGGGCGAAGCTCGTAAAGATGCCATCGAACAGCAGTACCAACAACGAGAAGACAACCTGAATGCACAACTTGGAAACTTAGAAGTTAATCGTGCACAGAACATAGCCAATGCCGTTAAGGGAGTTAGCCGTGCTGCATCAGACATTGCATCTTATATGGAAGGCACAGAGAAGCCCATTAAACCAAAACAAGACGAACAAGAAGAAAATCCTTATGTTTAAATAGGTTATATAGTTATATGAGTTCTTTAGCAGATATAATGAATACAAGTGGTGCAAGAAATCGTAGGCGAGGGAGTGGAGTATCAACGCCTACACCCACTCAACAACAGCCTACACAAACACCACAACCACAACAAACAGGCACAACACCCACAGTACCGCCAGCACAAGGCGAAGTAAGTGCGCCACAGCCAGCAGCACAACCAGCAACAGCTCCGCCTCAACCGATGCCAGGAGAAGTACAACCCATAGAGAAAATACCACAGCCAGCACCCATCAGTAGCTGGTTGCCAAAAGACGTTCCACCAACAGCAGAAGAGAATAACTCTGAACAAGAAAACAATCCTTATCAAAGAATGTCTTTGGAGCAAATAGCACGCACGCTTTACGAAAGTGGCAAGCCGTCTCCTGAAGAAGAGGAACGGCAGCGCAAGCGTGAACGCAGCAGGGCAATACTATCGGCTATTGGTGATGGTGTTTCGGCACTCTCAAACTTGTATCATACAAGCAAATACGCTCCCGATATGAGTACTCCCGATAGTTCGTTGAGTGGCAAAGCAAAGGAGCGTTACGATAGATTTGTGCAAGTACGTAAAGAAAACGAGGCTCGCTACAACAATGCTATCTTGCGTGCACGGCAAGGTGATTATGAAATGAATATGAAAGAACGTGAGATAGCACGCAAGGAAGCAGCTGATGCAGCAAAAGACGCACGAGAAGCAAAACGTTACGAAGAGCAGGCAAAAGCAAAGTTGGAAGAATTGGCAATCAGAAGAAGTCAAGCAGACACAGCAGAAAAGAAAGCAGCAGCCGATGCAGAATACAAAAAGGCTCAACAGGAATTCAATCAAAAGAAATTCGAGGCAGACACAGCATTGAAAAAAGAGCAGCTTGCAAACCAGCGTGCAGCCAATGCAGAATCAGCACGCCACAATAGAACTGTGGAGGGATTAAGCAGAGAAAGAAACAACATCTCACGCTCAAAAGGCGGAGGGAAAAACAGCGGAGGTGTAGATGCATCGGATATGTATTATATCAGCGGCAGATATTTCACCATCGGACGAAAGAAAGAGCTTTCAAAGATGGAACAAGATGCCATTTATCAATACGCTGTAAACAGGGGTTGGGTAGACAAGAAAAATCAGAATGCCGTCAATTTAGGCTCACTAAAAAAGGGCGACATCATTGCTAAACTTGCCAACTATACACCACAAGCAAAGCAGTATCTTATTGACAACTACGGCTATACAGAAATCAATAATGGCAAGTCATTAGGGTTAAAGCACAACAAAGGAAAAAAGATATTAGGATTAAAATAAAAAAAATAACATACGTATGCCAGATATAAAGAACAACATAAAGGTTATTTACAACGCATTAGCCAAAGAGGGTTATAACGATTTAGGGTCAGAACAAGAGTTTGCCGAAAGTATGGCAGACGAAAACAATCGAAAACTTGTTTATAACACACTCAAGGGGAAAGAGTTTGCTGACGTAAAAGACTACGACAGCTTTTCTAATATGGTTTATCAGCAGCCACGAGCAGAGCAGCAGCAAGAGGAAGAAATAAAACCTGTAAAGCCTGCAAAGATAGACCCACGTTTTGTTGCTCCAAATGTAGGCAAGCCTACCGATGCACAGCCAATTATGAAATCTGTGCAACAAGATACTGGTTTTACTGCACCACAAGACTACAATTCGCAAAATGCTTTCTTATCTAATGTTGATAAGGATTATAATGTTGCAAGTCATATCCCCGATGCACAGCAGCCTATTAAAATGTATGGTGCTGATAGCAATCTTGGAGAAGTCATAGATAACCTTTATACGGTCTACGATGAAGCATACAAAAAAGATAATCCTAAAAAAATTGCCGAAGCTGCAAATATGGCTCGTTCTATGGGTCTTGATAACGAACAGGCAGAAAAAGCACTGACTTTAGTACACGGTCTTTATTCACAAAATGTTGCTAACAACATAGCGGACTATATGTATAGCCGTATGAATAACGGCGACCCACTCTATGCATTGAAAGAGGTTTATTATGATAAAGACTTTCAAAAGAAACTCAAAGATACAACTACCCGATTAGGACTTGACAACACACAAGGCTTTGTAGAGTATTACCTAAAGCCAGCATTGCAACGTAAACTCGAAAACGAACGTGGATTTACTGATACCGTAAACTTTGGAGTGCAAAGCGGAAGTGATGATGTTGCAAAGAATACAGAGGTCTTTGAGAAACGCAAGGCAGAAGAAGACCTTTTGCAAAAGCAGGTTGATGCAATGAACGCAGAGGGTAAGCGCATCGAAGAAAAGGGGCAACAAATGTACGACCCTAACTATAAAAACCGTCCGTGGTGGGCTGACCTTATTCCTGTAGAGGGTGGCGGACGCAGCGCATACGATGAAGCGGAGGGCATAAAGCGCAACCCCGAAGCCGAAGAACTTATGCGCACAGGACAAGCTATGCAACGTATGGCAGACGATGCACAAGCAGCCATCAGCGAGGATAACATTCTTCGTACAAGGAAGACGGACGGTCTCACCAATCAAATTAAGAATGCATTTGGGCGGATTTTACGTGGTGGAGCAAAAACCGCAACCGATATTCGCACGTGGGACTTCGGTTTTACCGACCTTAAGGACGCTACAGTCATAAAGGCAGCAGCTGACGCCTACGCAAACAACCGTGCAACGGCAGCACAGAAAGCACTGTTAAATGCCGTAACCCTTAAAAATGCCGTAATGGGCAAGCACGGAGATGCATTGGGCGGACTGTATGGAGCGGCAGGCACAACTATACAGATGGCTCCTTATATGATGCAGTTTGCAGCCAGTCCTGTAAAAGGTGTAGGCGTAGGGTTTCAGAAGTATTGCAGAACACAACTCGAAAAAGCGTTTGGCAAATACGCCACAGAAGCCGTAGGCAAGTTTGTTATTAAGTCAGGAGAACTCGCAGGACGTTTTGTTGGAGACGTGGCGCAAGGTGCTGCAATGACCACCATCTTCAATATGCCTGCCGTTGCAGCCGATACACATAAACGTATGACTGGTGATTTGGAAGCTACCACCGATAGCAAAGGAAACATCGTCTACAGCGGCAAGCGTACAAATGTAAAGAGTGGTGGTAGAGCTTTTGCAGAAGCATTCACGGCACAGACCATTGAAAACCAAAGCGAATTGTTTGGCGAATACCTCAAACCTTTGGCAAACTTTACGCAAAAGGGTGCGGCAAAGGCTATGGATAAGTGGGGCTTGAGTAAGACGAAAGATTTCCTTACAGGTATTAACAACAAGCAAATTATGAAAAGCTTTAACCGCTTCACAAAGAACACAGAGTGGAACGGTTTATTTGGTGAGGTTGGAGAAGAAATTGTTGGTAACTTTGAAAACGCATTCACTGTAGGCGATTTAAACCTTAATCTTGACATTAACGATGACAACAGCGTTTTCAGCAAGAAAGTAAACACCGATATTATTTTAGGTGTAGGCTTAGGTTGTGGTATCATCAGTGGAGCACGTGTGGGCAGCTACATTCGCAACAACCGCAAACTAAATACCGCTATCAACGATGCAGATAGCTATGCAGATGTTATCTTTGGCACTGACCGTTGGCAACAGATAAAGAGCGAGATAGACAACGCTCCCGATGACAAGGCAGGAAATTTACTGCAATCTTACATAGATAGTGAAAAACTCAACAAAGAACAAAAACAAACCATTGTAGACTATACTGTTAATACGTATATTAAACGTGGTAATGATATTTCGCAACTCAAAAACGCCATCGAGGATAACATCTCTTCTGAACAGCAGGAAGTACAGTCTGCCTATGAAAACGGACAGAACGCACGTGATGCACAGATGAATGAAGTCAAAACCTCGCTCGACGAAGCAGAAAAGCACGCAGCAGAACTTTTAGGCGAGGACGAGTTAAACGCATTGGACGGTGTCGAAGATGTAGACGCATTCAAAGAAAGCAACGCTTACAAGTCCTATTCAGAAGAACAGAGAGAAACAGCACTTAAATATATCATTGCACGCACCGCATACAATGGTATGATTAATCGTGTACAGGACGAAATAAAGGCAGCTGTAAATAAAGCCAATGCAGAAATAGATAATCTCACTCATAAGGATAGCGGCACTATCATTCGTGCAACTCTCAAAAATGGAGACCAGGAAGTATATGTTGTTTCAGGAAACGTGGCAATGTCTCCCGATGGAAAGAGCATAGACACCGAAAAGTCCGACAACGATATTGTCGTTTACAATACGGAGAGTGGGAAAAAGGAAATGCTCAATATAAAAGACCTACAAAGTGTAGATACTCCTATTGATGCAGCTACCTACAAGGCTAACAATGCAGCAGAGACAACGCAACAAATAGCAGAGACAGAAGCCGCAAAAATAGACGGTGTTCGCAATTTCCATTACAACGACACTGTAAAGGTGCAAGACAAAGATGGAAACCTTATAGACGGCAGCGTACAAGATGTTACACCCGATGGCATTATTGTTGTTTCAGACGCATATCCTGGTGGCAAGACCTACACTGCTGCCGAACTGACTGCTATGCAGCCACAACCGCAAACTGTTGCAGAAAACGCAACAGTTGAACAGCAGGCAGAGGAAGCTGTTGCTGATAACGAAAGTAACGAAGCACCAGTAGAAGAGAAAGGCGAGGCGAACTCTCCACAAAGTGAAGCAACACAACAAGAAGAGACAACAGAGCCGCAGCAGCAAACAGCAGCTTTGGAACGTATTCCTAAAGACGAATCTGGACAGCCGCTATATGAGCAGACAGACCCCGAAACAGCATGGGATGCTATTGTAGAGCAGACGGAAGGTGACACGAATATGGCACAGGCTGTTACCGATGATATGGTGTCTGATTTGGAAGATGGTGTAAAAAAGGCTGAAAGGACCAAAACAAAGAGTGGTGGCAGCATTGCCGAGAAGATTGCAGCGGAGAAAGAACGTGCTGCAGCCATTGAACGTGCTAAGGCAACACTTGCACATTGGAGGAAGATTGCAGCAGTTAATCGTATGCGTGAAGCGGCAATACAAGCAGAGGAACAGCGCAAAGCCGACGAAAGGACACGTGTACGTAAAGAGGAGGAAGAAAAAGCACGTGTAGATCAAGAAGAAGCAGAACGCATCAAGCGTGAAACTCTTAATGGCGTACCCGATTTTATAGAAGATAAGGCTCCAGATGCACGAGCAAGAGGTTACAGGCGTGTCAATGGGGATAAGGTAGACAGACAAGAGCCTATTGACGCAACGATAGGTAAAGAAGTGCAGGTTAAATTTGATGATGATAACATTCCAACAGGACACGTTGCAATCATTGAAGCTAATCAGTTACAACCAAGTCATAAGAATGGGCAACGAAATCCACAGCACTTTATCGACGAGGCACAACCAAAGGAGCGTAAAGACGATGCAAGCGTAGGTGCAGCACGTAAGATAGCTGCAAATATTCGCCCAGAAGAAATTACATCGTCTGTTACAGCTTATACAGGCGCACCAACAGTAAACAGTCGTGGAGAGGTTATTCAGGGTAATAACAGAAGTGCTGCACTTCGTGAGATGTGGGATAATCACCAGGAACAAGGCGATAAGTATAAACAGTATCTCATTGATAATGCAAAATCATTTGGTTTAAAGGCAGAAGACATTGCTGCAATGGATAAACCCGTACTTGTTAATATGCTCGATGTGAACGATGAGCAAGCTATTTCATTAGGTCAATTTGTAGCAAGTGATACAGAAAGTGGAGGTACAGAACGCATCAAACCTAAGAACGTTGTAAAGAAACTTGGAGACAAGATGAAGAACTTTACAAACATTCTTTTGCGAACTAATGACGAGAATGTCTCTTTTGCAGAACTTGTTGATAGCAACGGTGCGAACGCTTTGAAATGGCTAAATACTAAGGGAGTAATTAGTCCAACACAGTATAAGAGTGCATTTGATAGCAAAGGCAACCTTACTGCAGAAGCGAAGAATGATATTAAGGGTATTATGTATCAGAGCATCTTCGAGGGTGGTAATACACAGCTCGAGGAAATGTTTTATGCACTACCTGCAAAAGCACAGAAAGCAATTCTTGCAACGGCTTATCGTGATTATGATAGTCCACAAAGCGAACGTATGATAGAAGATATTCAGAACTCTATTATGGCATATTATGCTCTGTCGCACGATAGTATGTTTATGAATGCTAAGAATCATAAAGAAGCACGTATAGCTGTTGAGGCGTGGAGAAGACAACTTGCTTTTGACGATGTTACAGGAGAAAGTTATCTTCCTGCCGAAAAATATAGTAACTTTGCATTATTGCTTGCAACGATGTACAAAGGTGATAATCAGTCTCTCATACAGGGTACTTTCAATAGATTGTACGACCTTATACAAGGTACACAAGAGAAAACTCTGTTTGAGCAGCCTGATAATACTCCACGCACGCTCGTACAAGCAATTAAAGAAACATTAAATATAAAATATGATGGACAACAAAGAAGCAATGTTTTGGCTGGCGATAGTTCAGCAAGCCAAGAAGGGAGAACAGGAAGCAATGGAGATGCTACGCCAGGAGGACGAGGTGAGAGTATCGATGGGGCAGAAGCCAATCAAGGAGGAACTGAAGCAGATAGTGGCGAGGGGCGACCAATAGCCGATACAACAAAAACTTTATTTGAATACTTCAAAGGTGGTATAAAATCTTTAATAGAAAAATCTAAAGAACAAAACAATAGTCTTATTAAGGCTATTGTTGGTAGTGTTACCAATAGATTAAAAGAAGATTTGCACAATCGTGGTATTGATATAACAAACGACTACAAACATACTATTGATAATAATGCAATTAGACACGCATTAAATAGACATGGTGGAGAAAAGGAGCGATTACAAGGTCAATTACCTGTAACAGAAGAGGATATAGAGAATATTAGTGACGTTATTAATAATTACGATGACATTAATATTGAAGAAAACAAGCGTGGGCAAAAGAACATCGTTTATAAAAAGAGTTATCCTAATGGATTTACAATTTATATAGAGGAAGTTCGTACTGGGCGCAAAGAGTTAGCAATGGCAAGTATAAGAAAAAAGGCTACTCTCACCGACGCTAATAGTAAAACTATGCCAATTTCGGATTTGAATAACCTTTCTGTTGGCAAAGATAAGAAAAGTTCTAATACAAAGCAAGCAAATAACGAAAAAAAGTCTGAACATCAGGAAGAAACGCTGTTCGAGAAAGCAGAAAGAATAGCTAATGAGGGGGAACAAAAATCTAATCCCACACCACGCAAAGACGGTGAAAGCATAACAGACTATGCCGAAAGAGTAGCAGAAGAACACCAGGCGCAACGTATACGCAAAGAAGAGGAAGCAAAGGTTGATACCAATCCCACAGAAGCACAAAAGGAAGCTGGCAACTACAAAAAAGGACACATCAAAGTAGACGGATTAGACATTACCATCGAACAGCCAAAGGGTAGTATTCGTCGTGGCACTGATGCAAACGGCAAGCAGTGGGAAAGCGAAATGCACAATACCTACGGCTACATTCGTGGTACTGAAAGTGTAGACGGAGACCATATTGACATCTTCCTTTCCGACAACCCTACAGAGGGAAATGTGTTTGTTGTAGACCAAATAAACAAAGACGGTTCATTCGACGAACATAAGGTGATGTACGGTTTCCCCGATATGGAAAGCGCAAAGCAAGCCTACCTTTCAAACTACGAGGAGGGCTGGCAAGGCTTAGGCAATATCACCGAAGTAAGCAAAGAAGATTTCAAAGCGTGGATTGACAGCAGCAAACGAAAAACAAAACCTTTCGCAGAATACACGTCTGTAAAAAAGCAAGACGATACGCAGACTAAAAAGCCAACAGAAGAGAACGCTGCACCAGCCAACACAGAAACAAACGAAAATTATGCGCATAATTCAGAAGAAATTATACGCAAAGACGAAGACGGTGATGCATCTAATCTTTTAACAGATAGCCACAACGAGAAAGAACAAAGCGAGAAAGAAGCAGAAGATTTTGCTCGACAAGATTTGAAAGAACTCGAAGACTTCCAAAAGAATACAGACACGACAGGGCGTACTGCAATAGATGAGGACCGATACGATGCAGAAGACTTGTTTGCGGCTTTGAAACTTGACGGAAAACCGTCCAAGTTAGGTGTCTTGACTGTTGTACCCGACAAGATAACCGACCCAGTAGTACAAATTGCAGTATATGACTATTCTGACGAAATAGACGATAAAACGAATAGCGGCTGGCAGAAATGGGGAGACCTTGCCGATGAATATAACAAGACAGTGGATAAGGACGATAAAGCCCAAGAGCGTGGAGATACCGCAACATTAGGTTTCAGAACTGTCGATGCAGCCGTGAAGTTCAGCGATTGGTTGAATACAGATGGACAAACAAAACACCAAACCAAAAAAACGAAGAAAGAAAGTAAAGATAATAATGTATTCTTGTCTCAAAAAGAATACGTAGAAAAGGAACTAAAATCCGTATTAAAGCAGACAAGATATAAAACGTTGGAAGAATGGGAAAGCAAAGATGTAGGTGATTACAGCCAAAAATATGATGACCTTTTAGATATATACGAAGATTATGTAAGAGATTTGGCTGATGATGAAAGGCTGCAAGCCATTTATGACAAGTCTTCTGTTAAGGCTCAAAAAGAAATGAGAGAGCATTTAACAGATGCAGACTTGGATTATCACGAGTTTATCAACACTTCTCCCAAGCGTATAAGAATACAGGAAAGGTTGACAAGAAAAAGCAAATATGCAAAAGGTGAATTTGCCGACGGAACGATTGTTTCAGGAGAAGTCATCAGATGGTCTCCTACAAGCCTAACCGTAAACTCTCGTGGTACAATATATACCATAAATGCTAATAAGGTATTGCAGCAGAGTGATAAGCCAATGAATGCGGACGAGCACGAGTACCAAAGAGACGCTTCACTGCAATATTCGGGCGAAACACTCACCAATGACACAGAAGCAAAACAGAAAGCCACAGAGGCGGTCTTAGCGGCTTTATCTAAGGCAGGTATAGAGGTTGTGCGTGCGACTGACGAAGAGGTAAAAGAATTGCTTAGCAACTCCCATGCAACCACATTGCGCACCCCACAAGGCACAATTTATGGTTGGTCGGTTAATGGTAAAATTTATCTTACAGAAGCAGGAATAAACCCTGATACGCCAATCCACGAGTACACCCACTTGTGGGCAGAAGCAATGATGATAAAAAACAAGAAAGGCTGGGATAGTATAAAAGCACTGTTGAAAGATAATCCAATTTGGAATGAAGTCGTTGCAGATGCAAACTACTCTAATATTGCGGACAATGAAGATGCCGTTGCAAGTGAAGTCTTAAGCCGTATCAGCGGCAAAAAGAATGCTGCAAAAATGGAGGAGGAAGCACAAAGGGCTATAGATGAAGCTAAAGGTGTGTTTGAAAAAGCGGAAGCCGCAACTGTTCTTCTTAACCTGAAAAGAGCACTTAAACAGTTCTGGCACTGGGTAGGAAAGAACGTCTTCGGCATCAAAGACTTTAAAAATATTGAAGAAGTTACAGACAGAATACTGTACGACTTGCTAAGCAATACAAAACTTACAGAAGAAGACAATAAAGAAATAGCAAAGCGAGACAAGCTATACCTCGATGCCGTAGAACGTGGCGATATGGAGACAGCTCAACGAATGGTAAACGAAGCCGCAGTACAAAATGGATACGTTCCTAATTCAGAATATCAAGGCTCATCAGCTTTTAATGGCGCAGCACCTTATGGTAATGGCTACTTCCTTACAAAAGAAGAACGCAAGGAAGCATACGAAAACGACGAGTTCGATGGCGATACCAGCTTAGACGATTATGTTAATAGTGGCATCGACCCTATGAACTTAGACTACCTTACAAACGACAGCAGCTACCGCCACGCTGACGATGCAAGAAAGGAAGCCATCGAAAACCTTAGAAACGTTTTCCAAAACAAACGGCAAACCATAACAATGTACCGCAGTGTTCCATCATCTATCAAGGAGGGCAGTTTTCGCAATGGCGATTGGGTAACGCCAAGTTACGCCTATGCAGTAGAAAACGCACGTGTGCACGGCTGGGGTAACAAATACCGCATCATAGAACAAGAAGTTCCTATCTCTGACGTGTGGTTCGATGGCAACGATATTGCAGAGTTCGGTTATGGCAACGAAGATGATTTTATAAACGACAAGGACTATCTTTACAGCAACACAAAGAACAACCGAAAGTTACCCGATGCAGTAACTTACGATGATAAAGGAAACGTCATACCGCTTAGCAAACGTTTCAACAAAGCAAAAAGCGACCCACGTTTTCAGATAGTAGGCAATAGTCTGTCAGATGAAGAAAAGAAGATTGTCGAAACTGCAAAGGTAAACGACACTTATATGAAAGCCCCCAACGGCAAGCCTACCAATCTTAGCGAAAAGCAGTGGGCACAGGTAAGAACCAAGGCATTCAAGGATTGGTTTGGAGACTGGGAAAAGGCAGCACGTATAGAAAAGTTGCGCAGGAGCAAAGCTGTGAAGATTACGGGAGAAGAAATAGAACCGAACAGCGACTTGAAGCAATACAAGAAGAATGCTTTGGAATATGGCAAGAATTTGCGTGGCGAATATACAAACAAAGATACAGGGGAAACTATTGCCTTAACTGGTGGTAATAGTCGTGGTGGTATGCGAGAAATATTACAGCACGACTATAAGGACATAGAACATCTGCAAAGCATCGCTGCAATTCCACAGATTATAGAAAAAGCTATATTCGTAGATGAAGCTCCAAACGAAGATGCAGAAAGATATCCAGGCGTCAAGTCATTTAGATATTATGTTTGTGGACTGAAAATAGGGAACACCTCTTATACTGTAAAAGCCGTAGTGGCAGTGCAAAACAATGGCGACAGATATTACGACCACAAATTGTCAAGCATAGAAAAAGGCAAACTGCTTTCGATAATTCCAACAATACAAAAAGCTGGTATCGAGAACAATCTGCCTCCATCTGTTGGCAAAGATAAGCGTTTACTTTCAATCCTCCAAACAAACTCATCAAAAGTTGTTGATGAAAATGGAGAACCTATGGTGGTATACCACGGTTCAAACAACGAGTTTACTAAATTCGATACAGCAAGAATTGGCAGCAGCACAGGAACGTCAGACGGAAGAGGCTTTTATTTCACAACGGATAAGGACTATGCCAATTCTTTTGGCAAGGACGGCAATGTCCTTTCGGTGTTCCTCAACATAGACAACCCTTTGAGTTTAAAGGAAAAGACAATAACAAAAAGGCAGCTGTTCGATATCATAAAGCGTATAGACGAAAAGGAGGTAGCAGCAGACGGTGAGCATTGGCTCATTTCAAATTACGCCAATTATTACGATGTCGGAATAGATGGGGCGATAAGAGAAGCCGCAGAAAGCGAATATCCATACTCTGACAACGATGTCGAACTTGTGAATTCTTTAATTTCGGCAAGTGGAAACTTTAAAGATGTTGTCAGCTCCGTTTATGAGGTTACAGGCAAGTCAAGCGAAATCGTACCAAAGGAAAATGGTACTGTCCATTATGTAGTAACAAACCCCAATCAAATAAAGAGTGCAACAAGCAATAACGGCAATTTCTCTACCACAGAAGACGATATCCTCTACCGCACCGTCTTCGGTGGTAATAGTGGTTACGTAGGCTACTCAATGAGCAAACGTGCTGCAGAAGCTAAAGAAGAGGGCAGATATCCAAAAACTGAATTTAGAAGAGAATACCACATAACAGCAAAGTCGCTCGATATGCTAACAAGTCTTGGTTTCATCGACAATTCAGAATGGCATCATACCAGTATGTACGGCAACAAAACACCATTCTATGGCTGGGCAGAAGATGAGCTTGCAGACGATTATCTCAAACACAAGAAAGAAATAGACACACTCTGCAAAGGCATCGACCCTAAAACAAAACAGCCGCTGATAGAGAAAGTGGAAAAACCACAGTACGAGTACAAATTTGAGCTACCGCAATATAACGAAGCAGCAACAGCCGCAAATCCAATTATAGAGTGGAGACACAAGCAGATAGAAAAATACGACCAGTTTACAGGCTTTAAAGGTTACGCATATGAAACAAAAGAAAAAAAGAAAGAAAGAGACGCTTTCTTGCATTCTCTCAACGAACAAATGGAAGAGAAGATACGAGAGATGTTAGCAAAAGACTTTCCCGACTATCTTGCAGCCAAAAACGCCATTGAAGCCTACAACAATTACGATGAGAATTTACGCAAAGCAATTGGCGAACGCATAAAGGAATACTTAGACATTGACAAGTATAGCCAACGGTGGAGAGAACAAACCACTACCACACAGCCCACAGCCAATACAGAAACACTTACCAACCACGCAGAAAGTGTTGTGCAAAACTTACATCTTAACAACGTGGAGATAGTACCCGATGGCAGCAGCCTCAATGGCGAGCAAGCCACTGCAAAAGGGTTCTACAACAAGCGCACAGGTAAAATCGTAGTAGTGGTAAGCAACCACACAGACATTGCAGACATAGAGAAAACAGTACTCCACGAAGCAGTAGCGCATCACGGATTGAGAGAACTCTTTGGAGACAACTTCGACAACTTCCTCGACACCGTATTTGCAAAAGCCGACATCGAAACAAGGCAACAAATAGCCCACCTGTCAGCAAAACACGGCTGGAACATACGCACGGCAACAGAGGAATATCTTGCCTCAATGGCAGAAGATACCAACTTCGAGCAAATCAAACCCACACTATGGCAACGCATCAAACAACTCTTTGGAGAAATAATGAGCGCATTTGGTTTGCACCACGCTAACATCACCGACAACGACCTACGTTATATACTATGGCGTAGTTACAAGAACCTACAAAACAGTGGCAAACACAGCATACTCGACAAGGCAGAAGATATTGCAATGCAATACAGATTGAAAGCTGGCAACTATGCCGACAAGGCAACAGACAATGTTTTGTATCGAAGCAGCATAGACCCCACCGCAACAGAAGTTCTACCCGATGCACGTACACGTTACGAAGAGGAAACAAAAGAACCTGACAATATAGGTTCTGTGCCAAAAACTCACAACTTCTTTAGACGTTTCTACAAATCGTACATAGACAGTATGCTTGCATTGAAGTCATTCACAAACAGCGTACTCGAGGCAACAGGCGACAAGATGGCATCACACGAAGACACCTACAAAGCCGAAAACGCAATGACCTCCAAAAACAAAACAGACGGTGAAGTTTACAACCGTGATTACTACAACCCATTGCTCACGGCAGCGCAGCAGCTTTGCGAAGCCGTAGGAATGGACTACGATGCACTCAATATGTATATGGTAGCAAAGCACGGCTTGGAGCGTAACGAGTATATGGGCAAGCGTGCAGCACAGAATGATGAAAATGTATTGAAAGCAAAGAAAGCTTTGGAAGATGCATTGGTGGCTTACAACGAAGACCCCACAAGCAAGAATGAAGCAGCAGTACAAAAGGCGCAAGAAAAGTATACAAAAGTATACGACAAGGCATTGAAAGTCCACACCAGCAGAGACTACTCTGGACTTACCGAACTCACAGGCAAAGAAGATGTTGCGGAAGCCGAATACGAAGCACAAAAGATTGTAGATGCTGTAGAAACGCCTGATGCAATGCCGAAAGTTACAGCGTTTTGGAGCAAAGTCAATGCAGCCACGAAACAGACGTTAAAGACTGGTTACGAAAGCGGCATAATGACAAAGGATACGTACGAGCATATTCTAAATATGTATAAGTATTACATTCCTTTGCGTGGGTGGGCTGAACCTACCGCAGACGATGTTTATACATATTACAACAATCGTTCTTACGAGGGGAAACCACTTACAAAAACAGCAAAGGGGCGCACGTCGCTTGCCGAAGACCCGATGGCTATAATCGCATCTATGGCACAGCACAGTATAATTGAAGCCAACAGAAACAAGATGAAACAGACGTTTCTGAATTTCGTGCTTAACCACCCTACCAGTCTTGCTACAGTTGGTGAACAATGGTACATCAAAAATGCGTTAGGAGAATGGGAGCGTAGCGATGCAAACATACCAGCAAATGCAACCCCCGATGAGATAAGCAAGCTTGTTGCTGAACACGAATTGGAGATGCAAAGATTAGCCGAACAAGGAACAGCCATAAAGCAGCGCAACGGATTGAAGCTCGATAAGCGTGTAATCAACGGAGAGGGTGCAGAGCACACCATCAAAGTATGGCGTGGTGGAAAAGAATATGTTATCTACATTAACGGAAACCCTGCAGTCGCACAAGCTGTAAACGGTCTGACAAACCCCGACACGCAAGGCAGCGACTTACCTAAATGGGCTAAAATAGGAGCAGCACAGCTAAAGAATTTCTTATCAGGCGTGTATACAAGCTTTTCTCCAGCATTCGTACTTACCAACTTCACACGAGACCAATTATTTGCCTCACAAGCCGTGTATATAAAGTATGGACTGAAATACAAGCGGCAAGCCTCAAAGAATGCACGCAACCTACTCTTTAGCGGAGCATTGCCACGACTTGTGTACAAATGGGAACACGGCACACTTAATATGAACGATGAAACGGAACGTTACTTCGATGAGTTTATGCGTGGGGGTGGCGAGACAGGTTTCACAGCCTTGCGAGACATAGAGAGCATAAAGAAAGAAGTAAAAGATGCCGTCAATGGAAACAAAGCAAACATTGCAAAGCGTGGGTGGAAGTCATTCATCAATGCCGTAGAGTTTGCCAACCGAAGTGCAGAAGATTTCAGCCGCTTTGTAACATTTATGACAAGCCGCCAGCAAGGCAAGAATATCGTTGATGCAATCTACGACGCAAAGGATATTACTGTGAACTTCAATAAGAAAGGCAGCGGAGAAATGGGCAGCAGGTTTATGAACTTCGCTTACATCTTCTTCAATGCAGCCGTGCAGTCCATAAACAATTTCGGCACAATGCTAAAGCAGCACCCTGCACGCACAATGCTTGTAATATCCAAGTTCGGTGCTTTGGGCTTTGGAGTGCCAATGCTCAACGCTTTCCTTACAGCACTTTGTGGTGGAGGCGATGATGATAAGTATTGGGACAATATGGATTGGGTTCGCAGAAACAACATCGTGTTACGTATACCATTCTTAGAAAAAACATTCATAAGCATTCCATTGCCGCAAGAGTTAAGACCTTTCTATGGTATGGGAGAAATAGCAGCATCTATTCTGTTTGGAAAGGAAACGTTCTCAAGCGGACTGCAAAAAGCCGTAGAGGGATTCACAGGACTATTGCCTATAGACTTCACAGGCAACGGTGGGAACTTGCCCATAACGCTTACACCTACCGTTCTGCAGCCAGTTGCACAGTATATGTTTAATACAGACTACTTCGGCAGAAAGGTATATAACGACAATGAGAAAAAGAAGTTTGCTCCAGGTTGGACTAAAGCATTCAGCAGCACGCCACCATTACTCATAGATGCTACAAAATTCTTCAACAGCCTAACAGGCGGAAATGATGTAGACAGAGGAGGCGTTAATCTCAACCCTGATGTTATAAACCACTTTGTAAAAGGTTACTTCGGAGGTCCTGCAACGTTCGTTACACAGATGAGTAGCTTGCTTTATAAAGGCTTTAAGGGAAATGCAAAAGAGATACGTTGGAGAGACGTACCCGTTGCCAGCCGATTTGTACAGCAACTCGACGAACGAAGTGTGAGAAGCAGCGCACAGGGCAGCTACAAAGACTTCAAGGAAGAGACAGAAGAGACAGAGTACCGACTTTCCAATTACAAGAAGCAGGTAAAAATGGGTAAAATGGAATATGCCAAAATGATAACAGACTTAATTAAAAGTCCTGAATATCAACGCTACAAAATAGCAAAGGCATATAAAAAGCCAATGGACTTGCTACAGGAAACATTGAGCCACATAGACAATACTACCGACAAAAAGGAAGTCGAAAAGGCACTCACAGGACTACGCCATTATATGATGGAGACAGTAGAAAGTGAACAGAAAGGAAAGCACGCTAAACGTGAGGAAGATTTCAACTATTTAGGAGATAATCTTAGCGAGTTGAACAATAATCTAAAGTCTTCATTACGAAGCCTCAAACGAAACGAAGAACAGCGTTTAGATGGCGAAGAAGATGATGGCATAGAAGAACTTATCAGCGAAGACAAAGAAACAACAATGCGTATCATTCGTGAAATGAACAAACTCTTTAAAAAGAAGTAACAGCACACCGAAGCCCTATAAATCCACATAGGGCTTCGGTGTTATAATCCACATACCTAAATTAATACTTAACCGCACTTAAATATTTCGCATTCATATCTTTGCGACAGATAAAAATATATTTTTATGGCAAAGAAAGAAAAACTGTTAAGTGTAAAACGTGTCTGTTCTATTAAAGACAGACGTGCAATGGACAGCGTTGCAAACTCAAAACTCAACAACAAGGCACGTGCTTACGAAGTACTATTCCAAGCACAACAATACTATATGAATATGAGCGAGTTTCGCAAAGAACGTGAGCGAAATAAACGATATGCGTATGGCAGGCAATGGGAAGATGTCATTTGTGTAGATGGCAAAAGAATAACGGAAGCCGAATATATTAGGCGACAAGGAAACGTACCATTGAAAAACAACCTTATCAGACGTTTGGTGCGCAGCGTGTTAGGCGTTTACAGAAGTCAGAGCAAAGAACCTATATGTGTAGCAAGAGACCGAGACGAACAGCGTATTGGCGAAACGATGTCTACTATATTACAATGCAATAGACAGCTTAACCGTATGGACGAAATAAGCGCACGGAGCATTGAGGAGTTTTTGATTAGTGGTTTCATTGTACACCGCAAATGGTACGGCTGGCGCAATAACAAATTAGACTGTTGGACAGATTATGTACAGCCTAACAATTTCTTCATTGACAACAAGATGCGTGATTTCAGAGGGTGGGACGCAAGTTGTATAGGAGAAATTCACGATGTCAGTTTCAATACCCTGTGCGGGCAGTTTGCAAAAACACCCGAAGACTATTATAAATTATCCGAAATATACAAGGCTGCAAAAGACCAACAGAATATCGTAAGCAACTTTACAAGCTTTGGAGTATCGGACGATACAGATATTAGTTTCTTTATGCCCAGAGACGGCAACCTTTGCAGGGTAATAGAGGTGTGGCGCAAGGAAAGCAAACCACGCTATCGCATTCACGACCCCAACAATGGAGATATTTACAAGATAGACGTAGAAGACTATCAACGGCTGTTTCTCTCTGTAAACGAAGAAAGAAAACAACAAGCAATAGAGGCAGGTATGGATTTAGAAGACGTACCTTTCTTGCGTGCCACGTGGTTTATGGACGATTATTGGTATTACTACTATCTAACGCCATTCGGAGATATCCTCGACGAGGGAGAGACACCATACGAACACAAGAGCCACCCATACGTATTCAAAGCCTACCCATTCATAGATGGAGAAATACATTCATTCGTAAATGACGTGATAGACCAGCAGCGATACACCAACCGACTAATTACGTTATACGACTGGATAATGCGGTCAAGTGCGAAAGGTGTCTTACTCGTGCCTGAACAGAGTTTAGGGAGTATGTCTGTGGAAGAAATTGCAGACGAATGGAGCAGGTTTAATGGTGTCATTGCCTATAAACCAAAAGCGGGAGTACCTATCCCGCAACAGATTGCTGTAAACTCTACAAACATAGGCATATCAGAACTACTCAACATACAGCTTAAGTTCTTTGAGGATATTTCAGGTATTCACGGAGCATTGCAAGGTAAACCTGGATATAGTACAACAAGCGGTTCACTTTATGCACAGCAGGCACAGAACGCAACCACAACTCTGTTAGACCTGCTCGAAACTTTCAGCCAATTTATTGTGGACGGTGCTTACAAGGACGTTAAGAATATGCAACAGTTCTACGATGGCAAACGTGTATTCAACATTGCAGGCAAGAGTGGGCAGATAGTTGTCTACGACCCTAAATTAATTCGAGACGTTGAATTTGATTTGAGCATAGTAGAAAGCACGTCTACACCAGCATTCAGACAAGTTGCCAACGACTTCTTAATGCAGATTTGGCAAAGTGGACAAATCAATTTGGAACAGCTACTCGAATACGGAGACTTCCCATTTGCCGACGAACTGTTACAGAGCATAAAGGCACAGAAAGCAGAAATGCAACAGCAAGGAGGAACACCGAACGGACTGCCGCCCGAATTACAACAGCAAGTTCAACAAGGCGCAGATATGGACGCTGTAAACAAGGGCTACAATATGTTGAAAGCCTCATAATAAAAACAAAGGTTGCGATTATGCAACCTTTGTCGTTTCTGTTTATAACACGGCAGTTAGTATACATGTTGAAAAATCAACCTCTTTTCATAAACCCATCAATTTCGATGGGTTTAAAATCATACATACTACCTATATTGTTGCTTCTGATAAAACTCTTTTGTGTGTCTTGCTTTCAGCAGCACTCTTTATTGTTGATATTATCTTTGGTATCTCCATTTCGTAGTAGCAAATATGCAACCCTATTGCTCGTGTCATCAACAAGTCATCGTGCTTGCCAACGATAGCACCAAATGCACCGTTCTTCTTACGCTCATAAAACAGATACTCATCAATACAGCGTTCGTCTCTCTCTACGTACATTTGCTTTCTTATCACCTTTACAAGCGTTGATATTATCATCGGCTTTGTAGATACGTTTGTGTGCCAACCATAACGTTTTGGCGCACCCTCCGCAATAGCCTCCGCACTTTGCTTACGAGCATAAAGGTTTGGATATACATCTTTTATTTGGTCTAATATAAATGGAGCTTGTACACCGTCTATAACTCTGTCTTTGTCTTTTGTTTCGAGCGTGTTGCTCTCTATTACCAACAATGCATTGTCATAGTAGGCGGCTATCTGTGCAGATTTCCACGCAAGTATATCCATATCGGTGTGTCCATACCATTGTGCAACAACAGACGGCTTATCACCGTCCATCATATAGAACCTGTCAAATACGGTTATAACAGAGTAGTCGGCTTTTGCAGAACGCCCGCCAATATCCACAACAACAAGATAGCGATTTGTTACTTTTTCATTTGCCCATATTTCAGGTTTCTTCCATATCCACAAGCAACCCTGATGGTCCTCAACAAAACGCAAACCTTTGAATGCGTCCTTACCCTCGTCTCCATCGGCAACCATATCGCCAATGAATTGAGGAGGACAACAAGACTTCTTTAATTTCGCTACTAAATACTTGTCAAATACTCTTGTGCCTGAATGTACAAATGCTTCCACATCGTCAGACGGATATTCAGATGCCATTGTAGCGTGGTCAGGTTTTCCTTTTCTCTCTTCCACATACCAATGTATAGCTTCGAGGGTTGCGCCAAGTTCCCACAGATACCACAAGTATTTACCACTCTCTTCACGTTCGTTGCTAACATTTGTGTTATTTCTATTCTTCCATAGCTCGATAGCGAAGTCTGCTTTTTCATCTTCATTCTTAAATGGTAAGCTGTATATATCAATATCAAACCACGATATAAACAATGCCTGGAATTGTGATACACCTTTCTTTGCAGCGTCATATTCACGCTGAAAGAAATTACCTGTACCATTTGCCGTACTTTCGTAAACTATCATCGTGTACGGCTTTAGCTGAATACCTGAACAAGCAGACCGTACTATGTCTTCAGGTTTCTTTCCATCTGTAGTTTTCCAAACACCTACTTCGGAAAGGTGTACCAAGTTGTAATCGCCACCACGACAACTATCAGGACGTTCAGCTGTACCTATTTTTATTTTACAGTTTCGTTGTGGCACTCTGTATATCGCCCCCGATTTACCTACCCCGACAAGTTTAGGCTCGTTAGCGTTGTAATACTCCCCTATCTTGTGTAGCATCTTTGTCGGATATGCTTTAATCATACGGTCGAACATATCCTTAATTTCATCTGATGCTGTACCCTGATGCGCTATGATGAGAGAGTTTAAACCGACCTTGTGAACAAGTTGCAACCACGCCATATACAGCTGTGATGTAGTAGAACCACCCCATTGCCTGGCTTTCAACAATATAAGTCGTATAGGCTTGTTTGCAAGGCGAAGTGTTTCCAACCTCTCTACAAACCTACGTTGTGGACGTGTCAGACGAAACAAGACATCTTCGCCACCACCTTTATTTTTAATGTACACAAGCAAGGCTGCCCAAAACGCAAAGTCGTACTGTATGCGTATGCGAACAATCTGCTCTATTATTTTTAGCCTGTTTTCCTCCGTGTACTCCGCATCCATTTCCTTTTCGCAAAACAGCTTCATAGACTTGTGTTTTACGATAAGTTTAACAAGAGGAACATTTAGCATTCCCACAGGTAGATACTGTACAGGTAATGGGTGGTCTTTTATTTCTACTTTCTTTCTCTTGCCAACAGACCCCTCGCCTGTAATGGGATTAAACAGACGGTTATTCGCTTCGTTACGCTTGTCGTTTTCATCAAGCAGCTTCGATACTCGAACATCTATTTGTTTCTTACCCGTCTCCGTTCGTACCATTTTGATTTAATCTTACTGATGATTACTTTTATAGAACCCTCTGTAAGGTAGAATTTTGGCGCAGGTTGTCTAACCACTTTAAATATTATCTTTGTAAGACTAAGTGTTGGATATTTCTGTTTCATTATGGTTGCTCGCCTGTATATCTCAAAGAACATATCACGCTTGTTCTTGCCCATACCAATCAGGGTATCGCCTTTCATAATCTGCAAAACAACTATTAATGCACGTTCTTCACTTACCCAAAAACGGTCAGACGGACTATTTGACATTTTTCGATAAATCTCCTCCGAACAAATAAACTTTACTTCTGATATAAGCTGATGATAAAGCCGTAATAGATTATTATTGCGTTCTTGCTCGTATTCAAATACACTCCCAAAGTTTTTCATAAACACCAATATAAATAACTATCTGTTATATTGGCACTTGTTCCCAACTACAAAGATAGTGTTTTGTGTTAATACTTAAAAGTATAACTATTAATAATGTACCTATTTTTGCGCTATCAACTACAAAATATTGTTTTACAATGGCAGAAGAGCAAAAAAATACCCCGCAAAAAAACAAACGCGAACTTTTTATGGAGCGTTTGAAAACCAAATATCCCGACGATAATTTCGATGACGAAGAAGTATTGTACGGCAGACTTGGCGAAGATTACGATAACGCAGAGAATGAAATCGCAGAATACAAGAAACACGAAGATGAATTAGCAGGTATGTTCGCTGCCGACCCCCGAAGTGCAGGCTACCTTAATAGTTGGCGTAAAGGCGCAGACCCTGCAGTAGAGCTTATTCGTATGTTTGGCGATGATGTAAGAGAAGCATTAGATGACCCCGATAAGCAAGAAGCATTAGAGGAAGCGCACAAAGAATACCTCGATAAGGTTAGCAAGTCCAAAGAGTTGGAAGAGGAATACAGCAAGAATTTAGAGGTATCTTTAGAAGAATTATCTAAATTCCAGGAGGATAACAACCTAACCGATGAAGAACTCGACAACGTTTCAGAGTTCATTATGACGATTATCACAGACGGTATCAACGGCAAGATAACCCGAGATACAATGGATATGGCATTAAAGGCACTCAACCACGACACCGACATAGCCGAAGCAAGCCACGAAGCCGAAGTAAGAGGCAAGAACGCAAAGATAACAGAAAAGCTTCGCAAGGCAGGAGACGGAATGGCAGCTATGGGAGGTCAAAACGGAATACCAGAGAAACCAAAACGCAGACCGTCAATTTTCAGCGATGCGGAAATGGCAAAATAAATTTTTTACTAATAATATTTGTATGTAAGTATGGCAGAAGTTATTCAAACAGTAGACAAAACACCTGTAGCAGCACCAGGCTCTACAGGATTAGGAACCCAATTACCAGGTCAAGCCACAACCGTAGATGGTATGGCAGCCGCAACAGGTGGCGTTGGACCTGGCGAACTTATGGAGGTAGACGTCGATGCCGAACTTGCCAAGTTCGAAAGCGATGACACCCCACTTTGTTCACTTATGCTCGCTGCAAAGAAAGTGGGCGTAAATTCACCCAGAGTGCAGCACTATCAAATGGACGAGGAAGTTTCAACTGTTACCACCACTGCAGCAGTAGCAAAAGGAACAGCAGCTTCTTTCTCTCTTTCTCTTTCAGAAGAGGATAAGAGTTATGTTCAAACCTACTCAACATTGAGGGTAAGAGGCGTAAATGGATACACAGAAGACGGCTCAAAGGAAGATGCAGGTTCTGACTTGCAGCTTTATGTTACAGGTAGAGATGCCAGCGACAACCCTATCGTCCGTTGTGTAAACGGTCCACGCCAAAGTCCTACCAACGAGTATTGTCAAACACCAGCAATACCAAAGGGTGCAAAGATTGATATCCTTGCAACAGCACTACACGAAACACAAAAGGTTGTGCCTCCCGACACATTCGTCCCTGTGCCAACACTTGTTACTCTACAGAAGCGAGGAATGACACGTGTAGTTTCTGACTACTTCGATAGTCAAAAGAAGCGTATTCCATTTACAAATGCGTTGCTTGCCGAATACTCTATTCGTAAGTTTAAGCACGCAACCAACCGTTCTTTGTGGATTGGTCGTGGTGGCAAAATGCCAGTTAAGGACGATAAGACAGGTACACAGATTGTGTATTTTATGACTGGTATTCGTTGGAGCTTTAAACGTGAAATGGAGCACATTGGAAAGTGGGAGTACGAAGACTTTGTAGGTCTTGGCAAACTCTTCTATACAGGCGCAGATGTACCAAAGGGCGCAATCTGTTTGTGCGGTAAGAATTTCTTAGAGAATATTCAATGCATAGACTTCTCAAAGCACCCCGAAGTGCAAATTAAAGTCGAAACCAATAACTTAGGTTGGAGCATTACACGTTTCCACACTGTATTTGGCGACTTTGATTTTAAACACGAACCAACACTCGACCGTATCGGTTACAGCAACAGTGCCGCAATCTTAGGAAGCGACCGTCTTGTACACTATGTTCGCAGCGCAGAACACACCGATACAGAAAATGTAGAAGAGCACGAAGCAAAGCGTGAGACGCTCATCGTATGGGACGCACTCGCACTCAAAGGTGCTTGCCACATCTTCATCAATGGTGAAGGTACACCAAAAGCAGCTGGCGCAACAAGCTATACAGTTTGGAAAACCAATCAAGCACCAACAGGCGCAGACTTGGTAGACGGCAAAGTTTACTATCTACTTGTAGATTGTCCAGGCATCAATGCTAAAGCTCACAAGGGCGAAACTTGGATTTACAAATCTGCAGGCGGTACTGGCTCTTGGGAGAAGTACGAGGGTGAATTAGACTTGTAAATTAGTGTATTTCATAATGTGATAATTTTTAAATGTTAGTAACCAAAGGGGAGGTTGAGATAAGCTCGCCTCCCCTTTTAACTTTTTAGCGATGACACAAAAAACGTATGGCGTATATGGAATGATAGAATGGAGCATTCTATTAAACGTTGCAGGTCGAATTATGAATATTGATTTTGAGGGCGGACTTGCATCAGGCACAGGCATTCGTCCTGCCACTTTCACCACTCGCAACGAAATAGTACAGTTCGCAATAGAGAATAGCGGACACTTTAAACACGGACGAATAATCCTTGTTAGCGAAATGGACATCGAAGAGCCAAATGAAGTAATAGCAGAGGCTACAGAGATAAACCCTACTGACACAGAAGTAGCAGCAGAAGACAACTTAACAGAAGTCGAAGTGAGCAGCTTAGAAGAAGCAGTAGACTATTTAGTATCGAACTTTGACGATGCAAAGAAACAGCAGCTTCGCAGCAAGGTAACAGCAAAAGCCTTTGCAGAAACAAAGGGTATTCGTTTTGTAGGACTTTAATTACTTGTATTGCAATGATATACAAAGTTGCAGATTTAGTAAACGAGGTGCGCACTGTTATTGACAGAAACAATAGCAGCGCACCTCTTGTTGGTTTAACAGACGTAGACACATTGAGCATAGACACGCTTATAGAGAGCAAGTTAGAAGATGCGGCACGTGCAGTAACTGTAAATGCCCCACGCCACTTGCTCGATAGTGGCAAGAGTATAGGTACAGCCGTAGCGTGGAGTTCGTCAAAGACAAAGCATTGGGGTTTTACACAACTACCCGAAGACTTTTTGCGATTGCTCACTTTCCAAATGGCTGATTGGAGCTATCCCGTAACAGAAGCTATCACAGACGCAGACCCCGAATACAAACAGCAGAACAGCCGTTTTGCAGGAATAGGTGGCAATCCGCAACGCCCTGTTGTAGCTATTGTGCAACACCCTATTGGTTTGATATTGGAATTTTATTCGTGTACATCTAACGATGTAGCCGTAAAGGTGGCACGCTACATTCCTATACCACGTATAGAAGACGAACATATCGGTATATCCGAAAAACTCGAAAAGGCTGTGATATACTACTGTGCCTATCTTGTCCTTTCCTCTTTGTCCGAAGTAGAACAAGCAAAACTAATGTATTCTATTTATATGGACTTGTCCGAACTGAAACATTAATATAATATTATGACTGACAACCTTTTAGGAACATACCAAAGTTTAGAAGCCGTACACGTAGCGCACCCCTTAGGTGGCATACAAGGCGACTATGTAATTGTGGGTGATAGCAATTATTATTGGAATCCATTATCATTAGAATGGACGAAAGAGAAGCCTACTGTTACAGTACCAGCCAACAAAATTAAAGAGAAAAACAATCTTGGCAATTTCGCAAACATCTTAGAGGTATATAGTAGATATCCCGATGGTGGTAAGGAGGGCGACTACCTATTCATAGACGGCATAGAATACGTTTGGAACAGATGGGAGCGTATATGGCAAAGCAAGGGCGACACTACACCAACAGGCGGACGAACTACAAATACCTTTGATGGAGACCTTGCCGTTGAGAACGATTTAATTGTAGGTGGCATATTACGTGTAAAAGGGTTCAGTTTCGATAATCCCGATACACCAGGTGGCAGCAGTGGACAAGGCACACCAGCCACTATGTCGCTGAAAACGCTAAACGAATTTCCAACGACACCCGAACAAGCTATCGCTTTTGTTAAAGAGAAAAACCAACACACAGTTCTCTCTATAGTTGAGAATGGTATAAATGTAGGTATACTTCACATCTATGCAGACCAATTTCGACAAGTCCTCACAGAAGTTATAGAAACACGTCTTTTGGTAAATGGCACAAAGGTCGGTGGCGGACACGTATATTCAGAACCTATACGCTATTGGCGCAACTATGGTTTACGGCAAGACTATAGCGGTATAAAGAAGTACCAATGGACGCTATGGCAGCAATGTAAAGACGATACACTTGTGCGTCTTAACGAACGTCTTGATAAGATGTTTGAAATATACAACGCATCGCCAAATGGTCAATTATGTACATTGCGTGAGGTTGTGGAGACTGTTACAGATGATAACAGAATTGAGTTCAAACGTTGTATGATGATTAGTTTCTTAAGTGCAGAAACAAAAAAGCGTGTATACTATGTATGCACAACCACCGACAGGTCAAAGAATGAAAACGATTGGAAACAATTAACAACAGAAGACAATTTAGAACAGACGAAACAACACGTTAGCGCATTACCTTTCGATGGATATGTAGATGATGTGCAAGCCGTTTCGCTATCAGCAGCCGATGACACAGAAGACAGCAACACGCCTAACGGCTTAAATCTCACTCCCGAAAACAAAAAAGGCGTTATGTGGGACAGAGTTAAGAACGTGTTTGTGTATCAAAAAGGAGACACCTATTACACTAACTGGAAAGGTGCTGACGATTATGGAGAACTTGCGCACGATGGACGCAAGCCAACTGTGGGCATACTATTCTATCATCGCATTTATGGAAATGCGTGTACGTGGAATGGCTCTAAAATGCTACCTATTATAGGTGGGAGCAAAACAGAAATTATAGAAGATGCAACACGCATCACAGAGGAAGAGATAAACAATATAGTAAACGAATAAAACAACTACTATGGCAGAAAGACATTTCTTAGACATCGCAGGATTAAAGCACTTCGCACGCAAGATGAAAGAAAACCTTGCGCAGACGCAACGAGTTGTAACAAACAAAAACTTCTTAGCAGAACTTGATAGCAACGAACTTGCAATACTTGACAATTCACAATTTACCTATCCTGCAGGACAGGCGTGGTGGATAAACGTTAAGCAGAAACTTATCTCCGACAACAGTCGAAAGGCATTTGAATTTATAGTTATAACAGGAGCGAATACAGCTAATATTAATTTTAGCTGGTATTTAGACGTAAAGAGAGATGCGACACCATTACAACCAAATTCAGCCTATCTGTTTCGCCTGTATGGCTATGGAACACAATATCAGAATGGTCAGTTGTATGGCAAAACACTTTATGTAGTAAAGGAGAAAATTGGATAAATCATAATCAATAAAACAGTTTAGTTATATGGCAGAGAAAAAATTTTTAGATTTAGAAGGTCTCAAACATTACAACAGCAAAATTAAAGCAGGTTCTGTTCGAGTGGGACACGCAGAAGTAGCCGAACGAGTGGCAGCATCAGGCATTCAGTGGGGAACAACACAAATTCCACTCGCCAACATTCCACGTGCAGCAATGGAACGTTGTATGGTTGTAGCCAACGATGTAGCACGTTTCGCACTTACAGCAGACCAAGTGCAGAATGGCGACACCGTGAAAGTAACATTAAACGGTAAGATGTACTTCGTAAAGGACGATACCAAGCTCAACTCCGAAGCTGGTTACGAACCTTATGTTGCAGGTACGGCATCTACAGCCGAAGTTGCCGAAAGTGTTGATTGGACGAAAGTGAAAAATAAGCCAAACAAGTTTGCTCCTGAAAATCACGGCACAAATGTAGTAACAGCACTCACTGGCTATATTTCATCGCTTGATATAGATAACGTATTTAACGAGCTTAACGAAAGCGACACTCTTAATGCAGCCTTAAACAAGTTGTATAAGAATGACTACAGAATGCTTCCAACTCTTGATATTGAGGATTTAGACTATTCACCAGGCACAGGCTTAGATGCCGTTAAGAGGCTCGCAGGTATGCAAGCTGTTATTCGCTACACGCTTACCTATACAAACGGAGACAACAAGACGTATGCGGTTGGAACGTTAGAACAGTTCACAGACAACGCTACACTTGCTATTACGCAGATAGCAGAAACACGATGCGTATTAGACGGCACTAAAAGCTTTCGCTTTAGAGAGACACAAGGCGCACAACGCTATATTCGCCACTATATATTAAAAGATGGTAACCCATTAGGCGCAAAGAATACGTGGACAGCGTGGAAGCCATATTGTGGAGAGGAAACACAAAAGCTCATTGATGCAGCAAAGCAGGAGGGTACAGATGCTAAAAACCTTGCTAACACCGTAAAGAACGAGGTAAACAATTTTACACGTATCACTGAAAGCGAAATAGATGCTTTGCTATAAAGAAAGGAGGAGATGATGAACTATTTAGAGCAATTCAAATATATAATTTGTTCAGTATTAGGGGGCTTATTGACATTCTTTTTCCCTATTAGAGACATAATGTATGCTATGTCAATTGTCTTCCTTGTTAATTTCGTATTCGGTGTTATAGCTGGGCAGCTTAACGGGGAAGAATGGGAGCATAAGAAAGCCTTTGTCTTCTTCGTGCATTGCGCTGTATTTGTATTTATAATACTGTGCGTATTTGCCACAGGTAACCTTATGGGTTCAAAGGAAGAGGCACGAGGAGTAGCTAAGCTGTTATGTTGGGTGGCAATTTGGTTTTACGGAACCAACATAGTGCGTAATTGGAAACTCATGATGGTACAAGGCACCATAATGTGGAAAGTTGCAGGCTTTCTCTATTATGTTCTAACGCTTAAAGTAGTGGAAAAGATACCTTTCCTGAACGAGTATTTAAAGAGTACCAACGGAAAGGCAGATAGCGATAAAGCAGATATTTTATAGTTTCATAATAAAAAAAAAGAAGAAAATAAAAATGAAAACATTAAGCAGTATTAATTTATTATTAAGCCTTGTGGGCTTACTTGTGTCGTTCTTTGTTACTATTGGTTCTGCAAAGACCGATGTACCTGTACTTAATGTATGCGCCTATTCTCTAATAGTAGTGAGCGTTGTCAGCCTAATGGTAGAAGCGTTTCGTCTACTCATTAAAGTGGACACCCGTTGGCAGTGGACACGCATCGTGTTATGGCTAACAGGCGGTATTGTAGGCACTATGTTAGGACTTTTACTTTCATAATTTTATTGTTTTGTATAATTAGTTTTTAGTTTTTATTTATTTATTGTTTTATTTCAGGCTGTTGTTGGTTCGAGAGAATAGGCACAGCCACTTTTAACACACACAAACACAATGGAAACAGTACTATTAGGACAAGGCGGAGAACACCAAGACGGTGTTGTTCGCATCAATTACAAGAGCGACTTTCCTCTCGAAGTGAAAGTAGTTAGAAATGGCGTAGCAGAGAACTTTCCTGATGCCGATTTTACGCTAACGGCAAAGACAGAGGGAGGCTTCACCGTGTACAAAGCAGAGCGCAAAGCAGGCGTGTATAGCCATTGCAAGCGAGACGGTGAACGTCTGATTATGTTCTTTGATAACCACGGACTTGCCAAAGGTAGGCTTATAGTGTCAGCCGTTATAAATCACCCCGATGCCGACTACACCGAAGATGGCATTAGGCAAGAGAACCTAACCACCACAACCAACATAGAACTTGTAGAAGACAACGGAGATGCGCTGCAATTGCAATTACCCGAGCCACGTGTAGTGGAGAAAGTAGTAGAAAAGATTGTGGAGAAAGAAACCGACCACTACACCGACCTACAGAAGAAAGCAGCAGCGTGGGTGGCAGGGTTAGACACAAGCG